CTACCCCGCAACATGATCATGGTCACGGATGCTGAACCGAACCACACCCCACACCTCGAACGTATCCCCCTCCATGATGTACCGCGACGGGTACTTTGGATTCTCCGATCGCAGGACCAGCACACCGTGCTCACGGCACATGCGCTTGCAGGTCGGCTCGCCGTTAACTGCCGCGATCACGATGTCGCCGTGCTTGGCCTCGACGCTTCGATCAACGACTAGCAGGTCGCCGGAGTACATCCCAATTCCCTGCATGCTCTCGCCCTCGATCTTGACCAGGTAGGTCCAGGGCGCACGGATTTGCATCAGGTCGTCCAGGCTGAGCAAGGGCAGATCGTCGATTTCAAAGTCAAGGGCGATGTTCATTGGCGGGACCTCAATACTGTATGAATGAACAGTATGGTATTGGCCTGCAATAGGCCCGGCAACTGCCGACAAGCGGGGTGCGCTAGTGCAGCGGGGGCAGTTTGTTGCCCATCAGCTTGGAGACGGTGCGAAGCTGGTAGTCGGAAACCGCCTGGGCCAAGGATTCGGAATGGAGCCGCAGCCGCTCTACTTCCTCGGCCGGCGCGCCGTAGTCCCTGGCCTCCCAATACCGCTTGAGAGCTTCCATCGACTGCTCGATCAGCGGTTCGCCTGCCTCAACGGCAGCGGCAAATTCATCCTTGTCCATCGGTGCTACCCTTATTTGGTCAGGGCATTATAGGACGCCTCGCAAGCAAGGCACGCTATTCGGGCGCGGTCATATGCTTTCGCCAGCCTTCACGCTCGAGTATCAACCTGTTCGCGCTGATTGGAAATGGACACAAGTTTGAAGATTGTTGCCGAGCGTCACTGCGAGAGCCCCATGAAGCGATTAGGTCCGTGAAATATGGATCGACGCCTCACCTGCAACTTCCTGATAGACGCAAGCTATCGGACACGAGCGCCTGTTACTCGTGCGTTTATAGGTGTAGGTAGGCGTAGAAAACGTACCAGTTGGTTAATAAAGTAAATGATAAATCTCAAAGCTTGAAGAAAAAAGTGGCTTTGGGCATGTACTACTATGCTACTTGATTTCAAAATTTAATCAGTGGATTCCACAAGAAGATTAGAATGCAATAACCTGAGGAAAACCAAGTGAGCCTACCCAATAGACACATAAAAAAACACATTAAGAAAAGATTGATTGCTGAGGCAGGCAATAAGTGTGCAAACCCAGGTTGCCAGAACTCTAGAGTTGAGTTTCACCATATTGAATTATGGTCCATAGTGAAAACTCACGATGAATCTCACATGATAGCCGTTTGCCCAAGCTGCCACGACGCATGCCATAACGGCTTATTAGTTATAAGCGAAGATGTTCTATACAGATGGAAGAAGATACAGAGACCCACCCACGCCGTGCACAGTCTAATTTACGCCGAACCAACAGAGTCGCCTAGAATATTACTTGGGACCATTACCTTTAAACCGTCCAACCCTGGAAATCTGACGGTTTTTGAATTATGGCCAAATAACAGACTCAGCTTTACCATCAATAATACATGGCTTCAAGTCAACGCTACGATAAGTGACTCAAGTGGAAAATCGATAGCTAGCGTGATAGATAATCATTTGACCGGGAACGTATGCATGGGGGTTGAGTTAATTCAAAGGCCGGGAAAGTTTCAATTACTGGTCCCTACGAAAAAATTCTACCTTCCCGCTGAGCATGTAATAATGATGAGAACGGTATCGCCAAATTACGGAGAAGGCGAGAAAATCACCGCTATTGATCTTGAAGTGATAGCTCCAGGACTGATCAAGATTCAAGGATTTTGGAATCATGGCAAAGAATCTGTAGTGATAACAGATGAAGCCATAAGTTTTTGCCGCCCAGGTCTAAGACAACCGATTTCACTCGTGGGTGACGGTGAAGATACCACCGTCGTATACGACGGGCCAATCGGCGGCGCCCTTTTTTCCTTTGATCCAAATAGCTCGGCAGCGTTAAAAATGTAACTCACTGAGGGAATACGTCAATCATAACTTGGGATAAGGGTGTCATAGGATCGCTGGCATAGCTCCCCCGCTATTCGGGCGCGGTCATACGCTTTCGCCAGCTCTCCCGCTCGAGCATCAGCCCGTGCGAGCAGGTCGGAGAGCACCATGGCGGCGCGGGTGGCTGCCTGGCCTCGGGCGACAGCGGCGGTATCCGTGCCGGGGCAACTGACGGCGGCGGCGAAGTTGGCGCCGTCGTCGCGCAGCCGCTGGCCAGCAGCATCGGCGCCAGCAGCGCCAGAACTCGCAATAGATCTTTCCTCATGACCATGGGCCCTCGCCTCCTCCTGCGCCTGGGCGCGTTGATGTTCCTGCTGACGAGCGCCACGCTCACCGATCACCTCGGCAAGACGGTCGCCGCTATCGCGCTGGGCCGAGGCCTGGCCGGCCTGCGCCTGCTCTACACTCCGGCCGTGTTCGTAGGCGCCCCAGTGGCTGGCCACCAGGACCACGGCAACCGACAAGCAAACCCAAGGGCTCATGCCAGGGCCCGCCTGACACCCTCATCGATCAACGTCGACGGATACGGGTTGGTGCCGTTCTCGTGCACGATGATGCCGACCAGCAGTTCGCGCAGAATCTGCGGTTTGGAGATGTCGATCGAGTCGCGCACACCGACGCCCAGGCGCTTGGCGATGGCTTGGGCATAGGCATTGGTGTCGTTCTCACTCGCCGGCGCCCACCGATTGATGAACTCCAGCGGGGTGTCGATACCAGGCCGGCCAACGCCGGGCATCCCATCCTTGCCCCGGTAGTTGAGCAGCAGCTTGCCCAAGGCGCGGATGCCGTTCTCTGGATGGTCGAAGCGGGCGAAGCGCGGCTTGGCCACACCTACCTCAATGCCCAGCTGTCCCTGCCAGGCGTTGCGCGGGTTGTAATCGATGTTTCCTGGGTTGTTATTGCGGATACCGCGGGGTGTGGTCATAGGTTTTCTCCAGGCGAAAAAAAGCCCGCGATGGGCGGGCCACACAAAAGACGCGTTATGATCTGGTCATCTCACTGGGAGTGACCTCATGAAAAAACTATGGATGGGTGTGATGCTCGCCTCAGCGCTGGGCGGGTGTGGGACTGTACGCACGGTTTCCAACGAGTCCAAAGCCGTGGACGATCTGGCGAAATGGCAGACTAATTGTTATACGATTTCCCGGGCATACAGTGGCGTTGCTTATCAGTTTTGCAACTTGAACAGTCCCCCTCGAACAGGCCCGCACTGGGCTACCTTCCCGATCCTGCTCGACATGGCAGCGTCGGGAATCGTCGACACCGTTGTTCTTCCTTACACCGGCTATCAGCAGTACAGGCAAGGCAATGTGCCAATCCGTAGGCTGGAATATTGATACCACTGATTAGATCATGGTGATCCCGCCAGGTTAGATCAAGCGGCCGGGGCTTCCGGCTCTGGCGCTGCTGCGGGCTCCTTCGCAGTGATCGATACCTTGGCGCTGTAGTCCTTCAGCACCTGGGCCACGCAAACCTGCGCAGTCGGGAACTGGTTCAGGATCTCGCGGGCGCGGGCGTCTGCTTCTTCCGGAGTGGCATAGCGGGTTTTGTTGGCCGCGTCGTAGTCGTTGGCCAGGTTGATAGCTACATAGGGCATGGGTGTTTCCTCTTTGGTTATCTAAACGGGAATGGGTAGTCGCTCGCTTGAATTACAAGCGCTTGCGGTTGGCGGTCAGTTGGTATGTCGTTCCATGATGTATAGGAACTACCGTATTGCACGGCTGTAGTCGCAACTGCGGGGCTGAAAAAGAACCTCACGCCACCCGAGGCTCCTCCACATCCTTCATTGGCGTTCGTCCTGTATGTGCCTGCCCCGAGATCAAAGCCTTCGTTCAAGGTGCAGATCCTCGAGAAAGTCAGATAAGCAGCCAGTTCGCCCGACATAACGGGAACGAACACTGCTCCCCTGGGCTGGATGTAGTCACTGGAAGACCATTCAGTGCCTGACCTCTCATTGGAACCGCCTGAATAGGGAGTCCAGCGAGTATCGGTGTTAGGTGATGCAGGTGGATTGATTGGGGGTGGATCGACAACGGCAATTATGTTCAGTGGCGGCATCCCTGTCGTGAAGCTTAGCCGGCCTGCAGCGTCGTAGCATTCCATGCCGTTCCTCTCGCCCACATCACGCATCAGATCAAAGATGAACGCCTTCGTATTGGGCGAGCACCCCTTGAAATATAGCGTCCTGGTGTTGCCATTAACCGATTCGCCACACGGTTTTCCATCCCCTACGAGGAAGACGATAGGTGAAATCGCTCCCGTAACAGTGATGCCGCAGATAGGGTCTTGAAGCAGCTTATAACTCCAACTTGACTCTTCGTTGGGCGGAAGATTATTTGATCGTATGTAAAATCTACCCCATCTATCCACCAAGTCCAAATATCCACTCTTTAACAAGCCGTAGGAGATTCGGTCGATATCAAAAAGGAGCGTGCCGTCTTCTTTGAATACCTGAAATCCTACAGGCATTTCACCTCCTAATAGTAGCCATAGTAGATCCTGCAATTCGCGCTGAACTGACCAAACCAAACCGAGTGCTGGTATTGCCAGGACAGGGTATTGCCTGAGATTGTCACGCCCGGTTTCTTGCCCTTCCATTGCTGCGTATCGACCAGCGGCACGACGATATAGAATCGCCGCTTACCCGCTGGGATACCGGGCAGTGTTATCGCGCCGCCCGTTGCGTTGGTGACAACATCCCCTTGATGCTGACTGATCGACATCGTCATGTTGACGAGTAGTCGACCATCTGCGCCATAAACTTCAAGGCCAGTTGCCATTACCACTCACCCATACGAATGCGTCGAACTCCGTTGATGACCATATCAATTCCGCTGCGGTTGAACACCGTGTAAGCTGTCGCCGCTTTATTCTGCATGATTATTGTTCCCCCAGCGAAGTCCATGCGCATAATTGGAACTCCATTATTTGCAAGCTCCGACGAGTTTATCGAGTTACCTACAATTGCCCTCTGAATTGTCGCGGTAGAAATAAAGGCTTCATTCAAGAACACCTGCCCATTCTGAATGGCAAATGGGCTCACAAAGCCGTTTCCGCTCGGATTGAGCACGGCGAACCGATCCGCCATTACGGCGAACGTGGATTGCAACACATCGCCGTTGTTTTCAACCCCAACCCCGAACCCAGCGGCTACATACTGGTTGCCGTTTACCACTTGGAGCCGCACGGAGTACGAGGCGTTGACCTTGTTGTTGAGACCGGTTTGAGCAGTGCTGATCTGCTGCACTGACGCGTTGGTACTGCCCAGGTTGCTCTGAACAGTGTCAACACGCTTGCCCAAGGCAGTGTCGGCATCGGCTCGCGCGGTGACCTCGCTCTGGGCTGCTGCGAGAGCATCGTCAGCCTTTGCCTGCGCGGTGGTGATGCGCGTGCTGAGTGCCGAGTCGGCATTGGTACGGGTTTTGGCTTCGTCCTGAATGGCAGCGTTGGCATTGCCCACGGACGTGTACAGCCCGTCTGTGCGCTTGGCCTCGGACTCGATCTTGTCTCCCTGCTGTGTCACCTTGGAATCCAGCGACGACAACGCGCGGCTGGAGGCTGATGGTGCGGCACGACCAATCGCAATCCAGTCCACCTCGAACACATCGCTCGGCATACTGCCGAAGTCGATACGGACCCGGTCGATGACACTGCTGGTCCAGTCAGCCCCCCCTGATGTCAGGTTTGCCATGTCCCATTCAAGGATGGTGCTAGCGCCCACGGCCAGCGCTGGATTGGCGATGACCTTGCGGTAGCTGCCAGCAAAACCATGGTCTTTAGTCGAGTAGAACAGCTGCCCATCCCATCCCGAGCCGCCACGTCGAGTTATTGCGACACGAATGCGCGTGTAAGCATTGCCCTCGATGGCGAGACCGGCCGCGCTTATGAGTTGCGGGTCATTGCTTGTAGAACTGATGGTCAAGAAACCAGCGCCGAGCGTGATATTCGCACCTTGGCCATACCACACATCCAAAGCTCCATCGAAATGCCAAAGCCCTCCGGGTGCAGGATCCAGGCCAGCTGCACCGAGCCCACTGGTCACAGTTGCAAGGTTATTGCGTAGATCAACCAATTGGCCCGATTGTGACGTGAGGCTGTTTTCCGTTGCAGACACGCGGCCTGAGATAGCTTCCACAGCGGAAGCGGACGCTCTGGTGGCGAGGCCGTTGACGGGGCTGTTGACGCTGGTCTCCAGTTGGGTAGTTCTGCTAGCTACTGCCGTTATTGCCGCGCCTTGCTGCTCAACGCTCGAATTGAGACTGTCGATCGCTTTGCTATTCGCTGATACCTCGGCACCTGTAACCTGCCCATTGTCCGACCAGCCGGTGGCCCTGGCGCCGTGTTCAAACTGGGGCCGGGCCAATTCCATGTAGCCACTGCTGACTGCACCAGTGATGCTGAACACACGGTAGTAGACGTTGCATTCGACCGCGCCTGCTACTGCGACACCCGAGTACTCGACCCGCTTCGATGAAGGGCTCAGCGGCACCAGAGTGCTGGCGGGAGCGCCAATTGCTGCGCCTGATGCGTTGAGCCATTGCAGGTAGATACGGCAAGCCAGGCCTGTCGTACCGCGTGCATAGGTCGACGCGGTGAACGGTTCACCTTCTGCAACCTTGGGGCGCTTGATCACGCTTCCGCTAGAGGCAGGTCTCAGCGATTTGTAACCCGTGGGCGAGGCACCAGAAGTGGTGAGCCCCGAAGGCACTTCAATCCGCAGGGCTTTCTCCGCTGAACTGAGCCAGGACACAACCAATGTGTCCACCGAGCTAACGCTACCCTCGGTCTGCCATCCTTCTGCAGCGCCGTTCAGGCTCGCGTACTTGGTCATTGCTGGGTTGTAAAACAGGTTCTCGCCGCCGGCATCGCCGATGCTGTTGCTCACCTCCGTCAGTTGGCCCGACACACTGGTTAACCCTGCTTCGGTAGCGCCAACCCGTCCGGTTAGCGCCGAGGTCGCCGAGGCGTTGCTCGCTGTATCGCTCTTGACCTGCGTCAACGACGTGTCGATCCGTGTTATCGACTGACCAGCAGCAGTGATGTCCTTGCCTTGCTGCTCGACCTTGCTGCCCAGGCTGGCCAGCGCGCTGGCGTCGGCCTTGCCGCCCAGCTGGTTCAGCGCGTTTTGCGCTGCGGCGGCTGCATCGGTGGCCACCTTGTCGGTCACTGCCAGCCAAGCGCTGCCGTTCCACCGCTTCGGCGTGTTGGCGTTGCCGGTGGTATCGATCCACAGGTTCTGCGCGGCTTGGTCGGCCGCTGCCGGCGCCGAAGACTGGACCAGCACCTTGCCTTTGCTGCCAGCCAGGTTCGATGCAGCCTGGGCCGCCTGCTGGGCGGTTGCCACGTTGCCATCGGTGATTGTCAGGCTGTTGGTGAGCCTAGTGACCTGCTCGCCCGAAGACTTCAGACCCTGCTCGGTTTTCTCCACCCGCGCGCCCAGGCTGGTGACAGCCTCGGCGGATACATCGGCCGCCGCCAAGATCGATGGCTGATAGGCCGTGGCTACCACCCCCTCTTGCAACTGCACATTGTCGATCTCGGCCCAAAGAGCAACCGCAGCGTTCGAGTCATTGATCAGGCGGCAGGCATACACATTGACCTGTGTTGCATTGGCCGGCGCAATTTCGGTGAGTGTATAGCGAGTAAAGTTCTCCCCAAGTACAGGCCTGCCAGACGTCGACGGAGCCGACAGCACCACACCCGCCGCGTCTAGGAACTGGAGGTACATCCGCAGATAGCCAGGCGCGCCTGAACCGCGCGCGTACACGCTCAGGGTATAGGTGGCGCCAGCCGTGACCTTCACCCGCGCCCGGCCATCGGCGGGGCTGGAGACCAGCTCGATGTAGTTTCCGGCGCCGACGCTCGCGCTGATGCGCAGGGCATTGAGGCTGCTGGTCAGAGGTGAAGGCACGAACGCCCGTGCAGCGGCGCCCGATATTGCCCAGTGCCGAGGCCGAGTGCCATCGGCGATGACCTCCTCAAACGAGCTGTTGGCCAACAGGTTCTCGCCACTGATAGACGGCAGGCTCGTCTCGATCTTGGTTAGCGAGGAGCCTTGCGCCGACAGCGTATTGCCCTGGGCCTTAACGTCATTGGCCAGTTGCGTGACAGTGGAGGCGTCGGCCTTCTTACTTACACTGTCAGTCAGCGAGGTGAGCGCCTGGCTTTGTGAGCTGATCAGCTGATCTTGGGCCTTGTCCTTGTCTTCGGTCGCCGTCACGCGGCTGGTGACCTGCTGCAATGCCTGCGAGCTGGCTTTGCCGTCGATGCTGGTCTGCATGCCGTCCATGCGGGTGGCTTGCGACGACAGTTTGCCCTCGGCATCGCTGACACGGGTGCTCAGGTTAGTCACTACGCTCGCGTCGGCCTTCAACGCCACTTGGCTGAGCGCCGACTGGGCAGCAGCCGCTGCATCGGTGGCCACCTTGTCCGTCACCGCGACCCAAGCCGAGCCGTTCCAGCGTTTCGGAGTGTTGGCATTGCTGGTGGTGTCGATCCACAAGTTCTGCGCCAGACGATCAGCGACAGCAGGCGCTGCCGATTGAACGATGACCTTGCCCTTCCCGCCCGCCAGCGTGGCCGCATCCTGAGCAGCCTGCTGGGCAGCCGAGACGTTGCCGTTGGTGGTGGTCAGGCTCGATTGCAGCCCGCTGATCTGAGATGCCTGGGCAGTGACCTTGCCATCGAGCGTCGATACGTCGGTCTCGACCTTCGACACCCGCGCGGCCATGCCGTTGGCAGCAACTACCGCCTGGCCAACATCGGTCCAGTAGGTGGCGTTCGGCGGTGGCGTGTTCAGCGGTACCGCTTTCAGGGCCTGGTACAACTTGCCATCGCTGCCTAGGGCGCTTTGGCCGACGCTGTAGGCCTTGTCCTTGCGGTATGGCAGAGAGCCGGCCAGGGCCGAGACGTTCGCGATCTGCTGCTGCAGCTCGGTCTTGGCGGCGGAAACGTCCGCGCTCACGGCGGTGATTTGCTGCTCGAGGTTGCCCTTCACAGTGCCAAGGGCGTTGTTCACGTCGCTGATCTGCTTGGCCAGCTCAGTCTTGGCCGTGCCTATCCGCTCGTTAACCGAGCCCGGGCCGTTGCCGTCAATGAGCGCGATCTTTTCGATCTTGCTGGTGAGCTCCTTGCCCAGCTCGCTCTCGGTGATCTGGTCCTTGATCTGCTCGAGGATCGGGCTGGCGTCTGCACTGGCAATGCCGGTGACCACAGTCGGCGCCACAGGGAAGAACGGGCCCACGTTGCCGGACCGGTCCACCAGGCGTGCCCAAAAGAAGAAGCGCTGCCCCGCGCGCAGGCCCTGCATGACGTGGTCGCTCTGCGGGTAGGCCAGGTCGGCAAGTTTGGTTGCCGAGCCGAGGTCAGTGCCTTCGCTGTACCACAGCTCGGTACGCTCGGTGTCTTCGGCTCCGGCAGGCAGGCCCCACTTGATGCCGATGCCGAACAGCAAGCTCTCGGTTGCCAGGAACGTGACCGCCGGCGGCAAACCTTCCTTTCCGTTCAGCTGGGTCAGGTCCGAGCTTTTCCAGATCGAGGTGATGTCGAACGCGCTGACCGAACGGACGCGGGCCAGGTAAGCGCCAGCGTAGATACCGACAACGTCCACAGACGCGGCACCAGTGCGTTGCAGGCGGATCCAGTTGCCGTTGTCCTTGCGCCACTCGACATCGTAGGCAACGGCGCCCGCTACTGCCGGCCAGGCGATGGTCATGGTGCTGACCGCGATACCCTGGTCGATCATGTGGCCAGACGACAGCGATACGCTGGCCGGAGGTGCCACGGTGGTCACCGGAATGACGCTGATCGGACGCTCGTCCAGCTTCGCCCCGGTATCGATCGCAGCGAACTTGCTCGGGTTGAACTCGAGCGCGGTGATTTCGTAATTGCCCTCCTGGGTGCGGGTGGTCTTGAGCACCCGGAACAGTTGAACCGCCAGGTCGTCGTAGTCGATCGCCCACTGCAATTCAGGTTCGGGCTGCAGGCTGTACTCGGTGGTGACGGTCACCGCCCGGCCCGCGACGGAGTGCACGGTCCGCGCCTGGGCGGTACCGTTGGGCAGGTTTACGATCAGCCGGTCGCCAGCCTTGATCGGGGTGTCACGGTCCAGCGTCACGACGCGACCAGCGGCAGAGGAAATACGGCCGCCGTTCGGCCGGCCTGCCACCAACTCGTCCGCCACTGGGATAACGAACCCAGGCAGCGGGATACGGCCCTCCATGCCGGTCTTGAACGTAACAGTGCGATCCTGGCTGTTGCTCAGCAGCGCCCACTTACCGCGGCGCTGGGCCTCGGACGCGCGGGTGCAGCCAATCGCCGAGAGCTCGATTGGGCGGTCCCGGTACCGGCGCTGCAGCGCGTTGTCGGTCACCGGAATAACGTCGGTGTCGTAGTTGTTGGCCGGGTTGTCGTAGCTGACCAAGGCCCGGCTGTAGTGCGTGCTGCGCTCGGCGCCGCCATACACGAACTCACCGTCGATCACGTTCGACCGGGTAAAGACGTAGTCGATATCCTGCGCACGCGGCATGTCCGCCTGCATGAACAGCGAACCATGGGCCCAATACACCATTCCCCGATAGATTGCCGACAGGTCGCGCAGCAGCGTCCAGGACTCGGCACGGCCCTGCAGGTTTATGTCGCAGAGGAAGCGCGGCTCCTGGCCACCTACACCGTTCGGCACAAGCTGGTCGCAGTACTGGGCGATGCGATACATCTCCCACTTGTCGACCATCCACGGCTTGATGCGCTTACCCAGGCCGAAGCGGTCTTCCACGCACAGGCCATAGGTCACAAAGGCAGGGTTGTTGGTCCAGGCCAGCTTGAACGTGCCGTCCCACACACCGCTGTAGGTGCGGGTGATCGGGTCATAGGTGCTCGGTACCGGCCAGCGCTTGGCCTTGCACTTGACCGTCACCGCCGGGATGTTCTGGAACTGCTGGGCATCGAACTCGATGTACAACAAGGCCGTGTTCGGGTACCGGATCTTCTGGTCGATGATCTCGGTGTAGCCTGCCATGGTCATTGTGTCAGCCACGGTGCCGCTGTTTGCGTTCGGCGTGAGTCGGCGCACGCGCAGCATCCATCCGGAAGTGGCCTTGGGCAGGTTCACGCGCACCGAACGCTGGTAGCCGTTGGTGGACTTGCCATCCACAGCGCCCAGGTGAGCCTCAACATAAGCGCCACCGTCTGTAGCGATATCGATCGCGTACTCGATGCGATAGCCCCTGGTGTCGCCATTGCTCTCCTGCTTGGCCAGGCGCGGCCAGGACATGCGCACGCGAACAGCCGAGAGTTGGGTGTTGCTCAGGGCGCGCGTGAACGGGTTATCGCTGCGCAGCTCAACGTTGACGGAGGTTTCGTTCTCCACCGACGGGATGCCCTGAATGTAACTCTGCTCAACGGAACCCGGGCGCCACTCCCACTTCACACCTGGGAAGTTCACATTGCCGCTGGCATCAGCGATCGGAGTGTTGTCGAGGTAGATGTCCCGGTCGGTGGGCACCCCATCGAATTCGCCTTCGCCCACTGCCAGCAGGATCTTGGCGATGTTCGTCGAGCGCAGGCTGTCCGGCGATTCTACTGCCTGCTTTGGCTGGCTCTCGCCACCCTTAGCACCGACAATTTCCAGGTGATCTACTGGGCCCATGCTTTCCTCCGGGCGAAAAAAAACCGCCAACTGGCGGTCTGTGCATTCTTTTGGCGCTATGCCTTGTCCTGTGCCTCGATCGAGGCGGAGATGATCGCCCCGCCCCAGCGTCGTTCGCCGATGCAGATCGGGACAGGGTTACCGCTGGCGGTGGTGTTCTTGGCGGAACCAAACGCGTAACTCGGCAGGTTTTCCGGGGCCGCACTTTGGGATAGGCCCTTGGCTTGGGGGCTGAGCATTTGCATGACGCCTCCTGCAACGAGTGCAATACCAGGTGCTGCAGCAGCCTGAAAACCTGGGATGAAAGACACCACGATGAGAATGGCGCCGATGATTGTTTGGAGCAGCCCGGCGCGCTTTCCGCCCTGTACGACTGGGACGATCCTCAATTCCTGGACTCCCCCCCTGTCGAAATCTGACTCGCTCACGTTTTTCCCGTTACGGAAAATAGCGAATCTCATCCCAAGCCGATCCAGTCGTTTAACCTCTTCCTCGAAACCAGGAATGGTGACCTTTAAGGCCTTGAACGCTTCCCAAGCCTTCCCAGTGTCCAGAACCTTCGAGTGCAGCCTCCCAAACTTCTGCGCCAGTGATCCAGAGAGTTTGATGTTCACATGATGCTGAGCGAATGCCGGCATAATTCCTCCAGGCGTAAAAAAGCCGCCCGAAGGCGGCTGTATTCTTGGAAGCTACAAGCAATCTCTCGCAGCTTTTTCGATGGCGCTTCTACCGAGACCTGGGCTCCAGGCCATCCTTTGCTTGAGAGTCACAGCACTGCCCGAACCCGACTTGCGGATATCAAGCAGCTCATCGGTCATATTGCTCTGGGCAACCCAGAGTCGGTAACCGTCTGAGGTTTCAACCATCGCCGAGTCAGCGCGTGCTGCCTGCCACTTTGGGAAAACACAAAGCGCGTATGTCTTAGGGTCTTTGAGAGTGGCGGCAGCGATCGTTGGCTCGTTTTTCTCAAGATCTGCTGGCGAGACACACCCCGCCAGCAAAGCCAGCCCCAGTGCCACGATCAAAACTCGCATGTGATCCCTCCTTGAAAACCACGACTGTAGCAGCCTGGCTGGCCAGACATCCAGGGTGGATGAACGGCCAGTAACCCTTTTGCAAGCGGTCGTAGTAGCGTTGCGAGATCTGCTGGTGGATGGGAATCAGTAGACCGATTGAACAAAGGAGCTGGGTGGAAAGTGCGACCGAGAGCAGTCATTGAAGAAAACGTTGTAAGGGTCAGATTTTTGAATGATGACGGCTCACTTTCAGAGCTGCCACTAGAACTGGATCTCAAACCGGTAATCGAAATCGAGATAGACCACTCGACACTTGGTGTCCCCACCATATCGAAAGCGTTGGCTTTGATAGACACCGGAGCTGATCATCGAGTAATTGACAGCGGTTTTGCCGAGCGCCTAGAGCTAATACCTGCTGGATCGACTGTAACCTCTGGCATAAGTGGCTTCGCCGAAGTAATGCATTATCGCATTAACTTTAGAATCGCAACTAACGGAGGTGTCAAATCTCTTGAAGGTGCCTTCGTCGCACCATCACTTGCGGCCACTGGGCGCAAGTATCAAGCCATCCTTGGGATGTCCTTTTTGCAGAAAGGCCGACTGATCATGGACGCAAAGACCCATGATTATTTTTTTGAGTTCTCTGACTAACCAATGCGCTTTGCCAGCGCTGCGTCTCGATCCAGCACAAAAGACACAGACTTGACCGTGCGGGCGGCACGATGACGCAAGACCAAGCGCGTCCGTTCGAGCCAGGGCCCGCCGAACACAATGATTTCCGATGGTCGCCCCAGCAGGTGGTGCAGCATGAATGGCCCCGGTCCGAACACGTGGGCTACCTCGCCTGGCAGTTGGGCACTGTCTCCCAGGTAGATGCCCGCATGGTTGGGATGGGCAGTACGCCCCACCGCCATGACGATCAAGTCACCACGCTTCGGCTCGCTCACCCGGTGGAAGCCGGCACCTTCATAGGCCTGCTCGTATAGGCTTGGGCCGTATGCATTCTCCCACCAGCCCTCTTTCCGGGCGTAGGCGGGAAACTCCAGCCCCCATTCTCGCTTGTACCAATCGGCGCAGGCCTGCCAGCAGTCCCAGGCACCGTGAACGAACGGACGACCAAGCAGCGGTGTATGGCCGGTAGGCGTGATCGTGCGCAGGTCACCCTCCGGCCAAGACAGAATGTGCCAGGGCAGGCCCGTGGCCTCGCACATGGCCAAGTCCCGCGGCGACGGCCTGCTGGTGGCGTCCGGGTGTGAGTGCACGATTCCAATCACCTCGCCCAGTTCTTCGGCCTCGGCGTACTGTTCGGGTGCAATTCTGAATTCCTCAGTCGGGTCGTGGGACGCGTTGGTGCATGGGTGATACACCTGCCTGCGGCCTACCTGCAGCAGCAGCCCGCAAGACTCGCGCGGGTATTCAGCCGCTGCGTGCGCTTGCACGGCGGTAAGAATATGTTTTCGCATGGTCAGCTCCGGGCGATCAGCGAGACGGCAGGGAAACCGCCGAAGGGAAGTTCGTTGCCCTGGCCATGCCGGACGGTGCAGCCGGTGTCCAGGCAGCCGTTGCACTGGTCCTTAGTTGGGTCTGACGTAGGGTTTCCGTCCATGTCGTAGTAGGGGCCGGTGTAGCCACAGTTTGGCCCCCGGTACCCCGCCGTCATCGCCCAATGGCATAGCTGCGTCATCTGGCGCCCAATCGTCTCACCACCCACATCGCCCGGGCTTGCAAGCTCCCAGGCTACAGTCGTGCCGCTCTCGGACACTTTCTGGTCGATGTACCAGACTTCGATTGCCTCCTCTGCCGGATCTGCGGAGGGGTTGCCGCCGGGGAAATTCGCAGCGTCCAGGTAATCGGCGAAGGTGTGCCGTATGGTCAGCTTGAACTCGAGCAAGTTGTCGAAGGCCAAGCACAGCGCGGTGATCCGGCCATTGACGTTGCCCACGCTGAACGTCGGCCGCACCGCAGTGCCATCGGAGTTCGCCTCGATGCCTTCAATCTGCACTGGCCAGGCACTGTACTCGTTGCCCTGCCACCAGATTGACTTGGCCTGCAGCTGATCGGCATTGGCGCCGGCTGCTCGCAACTCCTCGGGGGTATGAGGAATCGCGTGGCCATGGAAGCGAAGGGTGTCGGCGCCGAAGTCCGAACCGTCGAGTTCGAACAGCAGCACCTCGTTGCCAGGCTCAAGGGTCTGGATGTCCTTGATCAGTGACATGCTGTTTCCTTATGGGTGAAAAGCCCGCTCAAAGGTCGCGACCACTTTGAAGCGACCGCCGCCCACCGGGGTAGGCTTGGGGTCTTTGCAGGTGAATAGCCCCAAATCTCCGAGTGGCGTAGTCCAAAGAAAAGCCTTGGCACCGCCATGCTTGTCGAAGAACTCCATGATTTTGCGTACTTGGGCCTTCGTGCCGGTGACGGTGATGGGGTAGCTGTCTTCCTTGTTGTTGGGCCCGTCACCGACCACCTGCCGGTACCCGCCCCCAAACCGGGATTCACGGGTGCGATAGCTGATCTCAGGGGTTTCCCCACGCTGGGTTGGCCAGCCGAATTTCTCGATGGCCATCAGCGCCTCCCGGTAGTGTTTCGATGGCTGACGCCACCTGGACGCCATGAGTCAGCGACCGCTTTCTCGGCAGCCATCTGCATTTGCTTCTGCATGTTCTGCTGGAGCAGCGTTTGGTCGAGCTGCATGCCCTCGCTGCTTCTGTCCTCCATGACCAGGCTCACAGGGGCGGATACGCTGATGGACGCGCCTGACTGAGACCGTCCAGATACCTGACGAGGAACCGGCATGGGTGATACCAAGCCGCCGTCTGCGTAGCCGCGGCTATTGAGGGCTGACAGGTAATCGAGCATTCCAGGCTGGCTGACAACCTCGCGGCGCAGCACGAACTCACCGGCGTGCACGATGCCGGCAGGGTCATACTTGCCGCCAGCACCGGTGTAGCCGCCGTCCGAGAACGTCGAACCGTATGTCATGCCTGAGGATGCCGAACCCAGCCCGTAATCAAAGCCTCCACCACCACCAGCAGAGCCACCCGCAGAAGACGTCCCACCACCGCCAAACCAGGCGCTCAGAGCAGTTCCGGTGATACTCGAAAGCAAACTCGAGGCTGCCTGTTGAGTGGCAATACGCGCCATGTCAGCCAGGATCGACTTGGTGAAGTCTGCGAACGAGAACTTGCCGGTCATGGCGAAGTTGACGACCGCGTCTTCCATGCTGGAGAAGGCGTTGGTGAACAGGGATCGCGTCTGTCCGGCAACATCCCGGGCCTGCTCCAGGTAGTTCTGGAAGGCAGACGACGCCCCCTTACGCCAGTCGCCCTGCGCGGCCGTCATCTGGTCGTAGTTGGCGATGGTGGTTTCTTGCAGGTCCTTCTCGATTTTGTTCAGGGCCGCCAGCTTCTGGCTGTACTCATCAAGGCTCATGCCGCGGGAGCCGTCGCCGTACTGGTTGGCCAGGTCCAGGCGCTGTTGGTTGACGCGATCAGTGATTCCGTACTGCTGATCCTGCAAGCCGCGTTGACGGTCACCCAGGCCAAGCCCGTCAGCGGAGCGCTGTCCCTGCAGCCTCAGCGCTGTGACCTGCTGGCCGAGCGCGTCGGTGTAGGTCTGCACTGCCCTAGCCTGCTTAGCGAGCCGACCCTGCTCGTTTGTGGCAAGCACCGACAGTTCGGTATCGGCATCCTTCTGCGCCTTGACCATAGCAGCGCGGGCATCGGCGATCTTCTGGTCAAGCCGGATTCGCTGCTGCGCGCTGGTGCTGCTACGCCCTTTGGCCTCCTCCAAGGCTTTGATCTCAGCCTCGTAGGCGTTGGTGACCTCTGCCTTCTGCTGCTCGATGATCGCAGCGCGCTGGGCGGCGTACGACTCCTGAGAGATCAGGCCGGCCTTCTGCGCTGCATCAAGCTCCTTCTGGTGGTTCTTGTATTCAGCCAGGATGGCGCTCAGCGCATTCTTCTGTTCGTTGAACTCGGAGAGGTCTACCGACCCTGTTCGCCCAGCTGGATCCTTGAATTGCTTGGCGATGTCGCCCTGCACCCGGGCGATGTTCTCAGGCTTCAGACGCTCATCATTCGGATTGACCTTGCGGATGGCTTCAAGTGACTTGTTGTAGTCCTTCAGCGCATCGGCTCGCTTTTCGGCGTTCGTCCTGGCGGATTTCTCCAAAGCATCGATCTTGCCAATCGCGACAACAGCTGCCTGTTGCTGCTGGGAGTCCAGAGCGCGGGCGCTGGCGATCGCCGCTAGCGTGTCCCGCTGCTGAATCAGACCCTTCAGCTCAAGATTCGCGTTGGTCAGCTTCTTCTGAGCATCGCTGTCATCCTTGTCGGCATTCACAGCGCTCTGGGCTGCAGCCACCTGCTGCTGTAAGTCGACAATGCGGCTTGCGATATCCTGGTCCCGGCCAATGTTCCTGACCGAATCAACCGTTGCAGCAACCTCGCCACGCAACGCCTTCCAGCCGCGCTCCCAGATCGAAAGGTTCTCAGTGACCTCCTTGCTGCGATTCTTGATGGTATCGACGTAGGTATCGGTGAGCAGTTTGGCGGCTCCGATGGTGTCGCCCTGCTCTTTCAACGCAACGATCTGCGAGTAAGTCGAGGCAGTCAGGAAGTTGTACTGCTCGTTTAGGTCCTTGGCCGCTGCGACCGGGTCCTTTCCGATCTTGACGAACTCGGCGACGGTCTCCTCCACGGCGCGGCCTGTAGCATCGCGCCATTCAAGCGCAGCCTCGGTAATCTCGACGAAGCTGCCGGCAGCTACCTTCCCGCTACCGGCTAACTGGATCAGGACTTCCGCGGCGGCGCCGGTGGTACCCACTGTGGCCGATACCTGAGCAGCCATTCCTGACAACCGGTCAGCAGTAGTGCCCGCAGCGTTGCCGGTGGTGATCAACGCCTTCTGAAAGCCTACCGCCTCTTCGCTGCCCTTATAGTAGGCATAGCCCAGTACGCCAACGGCAGCTGCGGCGACAGTGAATGGGTTTACCAAGCCAAGCACATAGCCGCCGAGCGCCTTGATGGCCGGCCCGACGCCACCAAACATGTCTTTCAACTGCCCGCCCTGCTGGAGCAAGACGGTGAGCGGCGCCTGACCGCCTTGCAGGGAGACGACGATGTCAGTGAACTGCGCTGGGACCCCGCGAAGCGCGGCGGCGGTTGCCTTGGCTGACATTCCGGTCTTGTTCAGCGCTGTATCTGCGCCTCCCAAAGCCGTGCGCGCTTGGTCGATCTTTGACTGGTACTCGCCGAAGGTTTCAGCATCCAGTGCACCGCTCGCACGGAAGCTCTTCAGCCTCTGTTCCATCTGGTCCAGACGGCCCAGCGCAGCGACGGTCGGGTCGATCTTGCCCAGCAGCTCTTCCAGCGCCTGGCCTTCTTCCCGATGCGCGCCGGCTACCCTCCTCGCCGCCTCAGCCTGACGCTCTTCGGTTGCGATAAGGGCCTGAGCTCGACTGTTGATGGCCGCCTGACGGCTGGCGCTATCTGAGAGCACGGCGTTTGCCTGGGCGGTGACCTCCACGCTCTGTTCAGTGGCCCGATTGAGCGTCTGAACATACTGGCTCGCCTCCAAAGAGGCCTTGGCCACGGCCAGAATCCTGGCCTGTTGCTCGTCAGCGGACTCGGCAGCACGACGCCCAGCCTGGGCACCGGCATCTGTGGCAGTAGTCAGCGCCTGCTGGACTTGCCCGGCTTGCGCGGCCTCAGCCCGGAAAGAGCCCATGTTCGCTGCAGCGCTGCTGAATGCCGTGGATGCGCTGGTAACGGCGCGGCCCACAGTGGCCATCTGTTGCGCGAGTTCGGCCTGTTTAGCGTTGAGCGACTGCAGTTCCTGCACGATCTGCCGGGTGTCACCCTGCAGGCTGCCCAGCGCAGTCTCCCACGCGCGTCCGGTTCGCCCAGCCGACTCTTCGCTGCGCTTGCCGGCGTCCGTCAGCTGGTCGAGGTTATCCTTGGCCTCAACAGCATCACCGGAATCGATCTGAAGACCGAGGGAGGCAATGGTGGTCATGATCTACTCCATGGATTCGGCCATGACGGCCAGGGCCTCGACTTCCATCACGCGGAGATCGGGAAAAATATCGGGAAGGTCGCGGCGCTTGATGCCCAGCATTGAGGCCGTGGTGGGGATGGCCGTGTAATCCAGCCCGGACGGGCCGCCAGGGCCTACCCGCCATTGCGTGCCCATTGCGTCGAACAGGCGGAAGGCAGACCAGGCATCTGGCCAAACCTCTACCTCATCTTCTGCAATGTCTGCCAAGGTCAGGCCTAGAGCCGCCAACTGCTCGGCAGAGGGGCCCTGCTCATAGCACGCCCGGGCGGCCGCCCTCAGTTTCCCAAGCGGGCCGGGCTGTAGGCAGCTTGGAAGGCGTCGATGACGGCCTTTGGCGCCCCCGTACAGGTACGCACCAGCTCAAGGATCGCTTTCTGGCTGAACTTGTCCTCCAGGTCCCACCCGGTGACGATTTCGCCCAGCTGCTCAGCCTGCAGGGCAATCTCGCCGGCGGTCACTTCTTCCCAAGTGGCGTTGTCGGCCTTGGCCTTCTCGGCCCAGGCGTCGCGCGCCTTGTTCCAGCGATCAAACATGCCGGCCAGCGTCACGCGGTCCATATAGCGGAACTCGAACTCCACCGGCACCGACTCTCCACCGATTCGAGGCACCTGCACCTCGGCGGTAAACGTCGGGTTCTGCGCGATTTTGATCTTCGCCATGAGGTTTCCTTAGGCAGCAGCCAGGTAGCGAACCGGACGACCCGAGAGCGCGATGCTGATGGTTCGGGTCATCAGGTTGTTGCGCTCCATGGTCGGGGTGGTGGTGATGCTCACGTAGCCCGGGTAGAGGATCTGGTCGCCGTTGGGCAGCTTGAGGCGGACGACCGTCAGCTCTTTGCTATCACCGTAGGCTTCAACCAGGCCCACGTAGGCAGCGGCTGGCTGATCTTCGACAGTGATCGACAAGGTGATGGGATTGCGGTTGGTGGGGAACTGGCGATCGTCATCGTCCTCCAGGTACCCGACGGTGAGGTACTGCTGCTCGCCGCCGGAAGAGGTGAAGGCGGTCACCTTCGAGATCTGAGCCCAGTTGGTCACAGGGATCACAGACCCGACACCTGCGCCGGCGGTGTACTTGTCGGCGTTGGTGGTATTCAGGCCAGCCATTGAGAACTTGTCAGCGGCAACACTGGCAGCGCGGACCGCGCGGTCGTTGATAAGCGACCAGCCAGAACTGACGACCAGGACGTCGCCGTTCTTGATGTTGTGCCCTGCGGCGGTGGCGACTGGAGGTGCAGCGTTAGTCAGAGCGGTGAAGGCAACGGCAGCGGCGAGTACGCTGGCGATTTCCAGCACAGAGCCGTTCGGCAGCGGGAAGCGTGCGGCCATGGGTATTTCCTCTTGAAGGTTCGCCTGGTGGCGGATGGTTATGCCCCTACGGGCGATTGGTCGGCGATGCCGCGGTAGGTGAAGCTGGTCGGGACCGTGTAGGTCGCCGACTCGGTGATGGTCGGGCCCTGCTCCAGTGGCTCGGTGAGCAGGCCTTCGAAGCCGCTGCGGCTTAGCTCTGTATCAACCCGGAACAAGCTGCTCAGCTCGTCGACCAGTGATTCGGCAACGCCCAGGGGCTGGCCTGCCGGGCAAACGATGCTGATCTGGTAGACGCCGGTGTATTCGTAGGCGTCGCCGCCCAGGTATCGGCAGGTGGTGCTGGCCGGCAGCAAGTAGGCTCGAAGGTAGGTCTCGCCGGACCCGGCCTCGAATCCCTCTTCGAAGTTGGCGACCCGAATCGGGCGCGCCGTCGCCCAGGCCATCAGCTTGATCTCGATGGCCTGACGGGCTCGCGCATGGCTCATATGCTGTTGTTCCTGATGGCTTCGTCGACGATGCGCTGGAAGTTGGCCAGGGTGACCCTGACCATACCGGCTGGCGCCTGGGTTGAGTGGCCGTATTCCAGCGGCACCGCGTAGGCCAGGTTGTTCACGATGTAGGCCGTCTGGCCGATGGTCAGAGCTTGTACCTGGCTGATGAGCGCGGCTATGGCTTCGCTGCCCGACGGGTCGATGCGGTCCAGTTCTTCGGTTGACGGCGAGTCGATGGAGAACTGCCAGTTACCCCGGAAGCGGCCACCGACGTAGCCCTGGCCGGATACCAGACCATTGACGTAAAAGTTCTGGTCACGCTCGGTCTTGGTAAGCGGCTTGGCGTAGCGCACGCCCCGCCTGAGGTTGCCCAACTTGGTGAAGTTGCTCGGATTCTGGTTGATGGCCTCATTGCGCGCTGCGACCTTAGCGTCGTAGCGGTCAGCCTCAGCTGTACGGGCTTCTCGGTGCGCCAGGTTGGCCGCCCAGATCTCCGGGTTACCCACTGGAGACATGCGGATTACGCTGCTGCCAATCTCGATCACGATCTCGCGGAAGGTGGCGTCTAGCGCTTCCTGTGCTTGCTCGGCGAATGCGCGGATGCTCTCGGCGAACCCACCCTCAAGACCGCCATAGCGCTGGGTCATATGTGATCCGCGGGGCATGTCACTTCCTCAGTTGCACGGTCCAGGTGGCCTTGGCTGGGTCTTCGGAGACGTTGAGCGTCCGAAACCCGCTGATCAGGTCACCGATCTTCGGTTCTGCCGCGATGGCGGTCACCGCATCGGCCTGCCCTTCGAACAATTCGTTCTGCAGCACCAGGAGCTTCACATCCTGGGTCTGGATACGTGAGCCGTCGATCTCCTTGGCCAGGTAGCTGCCGAACACGCCGCGCCCGATGTAATGGATGGTCGAGGCCGGTACGGTGCCGCCGATCTCGGGGTCATATCCGCCCTTGACCGTGCGACTGCCGGCAACGGGCTTCACCGCGTCGGCAAGGCCGTCTGGATCATCGAACGCTTCCGCCAAATCGGCCTGCAGTTCTTCGCGCATGCCCATGGGTCAGATCCTCTTGAGCATTACGGTGCCGGCGCGGCGGGTCCAGGGCGCGATGAGGTCGAGGGCGAAGTTCTCACCGGTCGAGCGATCAACAGACCCCGCAACGTAGGTCTTGCTGGTCGAGGTGCCAGCCTGGGCCGACACAGTCTTGCTCTGCACTTCGCGCTGGGTGTCCTTGTAGAGCTTGCCCGCTGCGGCTAGCTTGGCCACCTGCGCACCGGCGGACTTGATGGCGTCCGGCACCACCTCGGGTACCGCGCGCTTGATCTTGGCCGTGAGCCAGGCATTGGCCATGGCCACGGCAAGGACCGCATCACCGTCGCCTGCCCAGTCCGGCCCCAGCTGCTGGACCACATCGGCCTCGGTGACGAAGTCGGTCATGGCCTTACTCCTGCGGGATCAGCGCTTGCAGGTCGGGCTTCTTCGCGCCGGCATCGAACTCGATACCCTTCGCGGTGAGCCATTCCTTCAGCTCGGGGACGTTCATCTTGTGCGGGTCGGTCTCGGCACCGCCGGACTGACCGCCAGTATTAACGTCGATGCCGGCTGCTTCGTACGCCTCGGCAATATGAGGCGCCTCGCCCTCGATCACGACCTCGGTGGCGCCGCTGATGACGCCGAAGAACTGATCCAGGCCGCGATAGCAGGTGTCCCGCTCACGCCCGGGCTTGTCGGTATAGATGACTTTCATACATGGCTCCTTCGCAAGGCGCCAGACCGGCGCCCTGCTTCACGGGTTAAGGGGCTTTGGTGCCGCTGATGACTGCGGCAAACGGAACCTGCTTGCGGTCGAAGACGCGCTCCCAGTTCGCAGCGCTGGCGTACTGGGTGGCGTTCGGGCTCAGGTTCTGGTTGTTGCTGCCTTTCCAGCTGAAACCGGCAGGCTGGAGGATGTAAGTCTTGCGCTCCCACAGCACCTCGGCGCCGCCACCGTTGCCGCCATCCGGCTTGCGCTGCATCTCGACCGGCACCTTCGGAGTACCTTCGCCGTAGCCGAAGGCGCCCTGGCCGTAGAAGATCGACAGGTACTGACCGGCCTCGTACACCAGGCTGTCGTCCATGAAGACCGGCTTGCCCAGGTAGGTAGCCAGGATGATCCGGCCGGTGGAATCGCGCAGGTACTCGATCAGATCCTGCTTGACCATCTGGTTCATCACGACGGAGTGAACGCCGATGGCCGAGAACACGTCGGCAGCGTCACCAGCGGTGAACGCTGCGTCTTGGAAGGCGTTCGCGCTGATGGTTGGGCCCGCGTCGACGACCATGTCGCCGCCATCATTGACGATGTTCGAAGCGATCACGCCTCGGGACGCACCCAGCAGGTAACGCTGCCACTGCCGGTTCCAGTAGGTGCCGAAGCGGTTGCGGATGTGCTGCATCGGCTCGCTGTTCGCCAACTCGGCGGTCAGGTCGGACACGCCATAGCCTTTGTTGAGGTACAGGACCCGGGCACGCATGCTCTCCTGCTCGGCCTTGCCAACTTCGCCCAGGTCATCCGGATTGTCGTTGGAGATGTTCGGCGCCTCGTTGGCGTCGAGATCCTGCCAGTAGCTGATTTCGGCAGTGCCCTGGCTGCCGGAAGCGATGGCATCCAGTACAGGGGAGCGGGTGACGATGCCGGACTGATATACGTCAGTTTTCTCCGGGCTGTTTACCGGGTCCAGAGTTGCGTAGTACTCGCCGACGAAAACGTCGGACAGCTGGGTAGAAGCCATGGATTAGGTTCCTTTGGTGGCCAAGAGTCGTTTGTATGCATCGGGGTTGTCACGGGCCAGCGCGGCGCGCTCGGTTTCCGTGTACTCGCCCCACTTCTTCGTGGCCTTGCCACCGTTGTCGCCGGTCTGCCCGGCACCCTGAGCCCTTGGCCACAGGTGAGTAGCGGTTTCGCGCAGCGATTCCGCCCATTCGAGGGGAGACAGCGGGGTCTTGCCGTCCTTCCCGTACACGACTTCGCCGGCACGGTCGGTGGCAACGGGCTCGCCGTCTTCGCTCAATTTGAAGGTGCCGCGGGCGCGGAGGATGATGTCCTCGGCAGCCTCAGGCAGCGCGCCAGCCTTGATAGCGGCAGCGCGGATGGAGTCAGCCAGCACCTTGTCGCTGTACTTGGCAGCGAAGGCTTCGGCCTTGTCGGCGCGCTCGTTGGCTGCCTTGACCTGCTTGTCCAGGTCGGTGCGCAGGCGCTCGGTGCGGCGGCTGATGACCTCGTCCAGCTTGCCCTCGGCGATCAGCTTGGTTTCTTCGTCCTGGCCGGCCTTGGCCAGCAGCCCCTTTACCGCCTCGATGTCCAGGCCGTCGAACTGGCCTTTCAGCTTGTCTAGTTCGGTCTTGATGGTCTTGTTGGAGCCGATCAGCTCGGCATTCTTGGACTTGAGGCCCGAGACCTCGCCGTCCAGAAATTTCTGTACCTCGCCGCCGAGCGCCGCTTTCAGCGCGGCAGTTTGGGTTTCGTCGAGGGTGAGGCCGTGGGCGGCCGGGTCGAAGTCAAAAGGCATGTGGCTATCCCCTGGGGACTGGTTGGCCCGCCTTGCGGGCATAAAAAAACCCGCCGAGGCGGGTTCGTTGTACATTTCTGGTTAGTCGGTGCGTATCAACTGCAGGCCAGCGGCCTTAGCAACGCCCACCAAAAAATCAATGATCTCGGGATTAAGTGATCGCTCGTAACTACCAACAGTGGTCCAGACCTCTATTTTCAGGTCCTCCAGAGATCTAGCATCAAGAAGCTGAATTCGTTGTAGCAAGCCTTGTGCATTGGTGACGCTCCACCCCAAATGAATCTCTTCCCGGAACCCAAGAACAGTCGGAAATCTTTGAAGGTCACGTTGGTTACTGCCATCAGCGAGTACAGCTGGCAAAGGAAAAGCACCGCCACCCGGAAGCGATAGAAAAACGTTTTTCACGGTCGCGGGATAGTGCCCATGCGAAATAACCCTGACGGATGCAAAGAAATCAGATGACGATTGATCAATCTCGATCTGCTCCTGCTCTCTTTTCGCTTGTTGTTTTTCCGAGCGCTGCGCTAGCCATAAGCTGGCCGCGACAGCAGCCAGTGCCCCAACCCCCGACACCCAATCTCCTACGCTCCCCCAGTTCGGCACATATCGCGTCGTCGATTGCGGGTTCAAATTGATCCCTGCGGTTAAGCCGAGCAATCCGAATAGGACACACGCTCCGATGGATGCGCCGACTAGCAGCCATTTCATTGGGCCAACCTCTGAAAAGAAAGTCGGCACTCTACCACCTCATATGCGCGCTCTATCAAACGCCAAGGGCTCCAGCTCCTTGAGCTGGTCCAGCGTTAGCGGCTTGAAGTTCTTATCCAGCTGCAACGCCGCGAAACGCTCGGCCGTGAGCCCGCCATCCCGGAACAGCTTGGCTCGCACCGGTCCCAGTGCCGCGTCCTGGAAAGATGCAGGCTGCGTTTTCAGCCACTGATAGTAGCTGAGGCCGGCCGAAACCTGCGCTCCGCCAGAGGCACCTACTGAGGCGCGTGTGGCACCCTTAGCGAATGCGGCCGACAGCTTGGTGATCGGCGTAATGGTCGTCCGGCAGTTGACGTGGAATGGCGGCACCGGCCCCTTCCCTATCTCAAACTCGCGTCCGTCCAGGCTTTTGCACTGCTGGCTGGTCTTCCGGTCGAGGGTGGCCACGATCCGGTAGCCCGGGACGAACTCGGCGTTTGCGGCCAGCGTCTCCATGCGTGCCGTTGCAGACACATGCTGCACGGCGGTGTGCACCACCGAACGAGCGTTGCGGTTACTGACCGCCAGCACCCCATCGGTGAAGTTTTGTGCGGCCGTGCCACGTATAGCCTGGGTGATCTCTGCGTTGGTCTGACCCTGCACCACGCCAAGGCGGATGGCATTGGTCACCCGGGTAGACTCAGTGCGCGTCCAGCCGCTTAGAAAGGGCTTCAGCAGCGTACCGCCGTCGATCCCTAATACCTGAAGAGGCTGCGTATTAATCGCGGCCCGGATCAGCGAGTCAGTCGGCATGATGGCGTCGATGAGCAGCGCCTTGGACAGGCTCCGGCGTTCGAATGCGGCCAGGTAGAGTGCGATGTCCACCAAGTCGGCCTGCATGCGATCGCCGAAAGCCTGATAGATGCCCAGCAGCTTGCCGCCGACCCGGCTCAAGAACTCCTCAAGCCTGGACCGGCTGTAGGTCGTCAGTTCCTTGCGCGTCAGTTGGTCCCGCACCTGGGTGTCCACCTGACGCAGGACCGTCTCAAACTTCTTGACCTCACCCGCCTTCAGCCGCTCCAGCAGCACCGCGTGCCGACTGACCTGCTCCAGCAGCATCTCGTCCGCCGTTTGCGTCGGTTTCGTCGCCATCGTCTTTGTCCAGGTTGATGCCGGCCGACTCACGCTCGTCGCTGATCAGCCCGGCCTCTTCGTCGTAGGCCCGCTCGGGCAGCTTTCCAGTGGTGAGGTACTGCCAGTAGGTCTCGGCGCTGATCGTGCCGGCCATGACGCTCTTCTGCAGCTCGGCCAGCACCTGGGCGTTGACCTCTGGAATCACAAACTCTGGCTTGACCGTGAAGACCACGTCGTCCGGGTTGTAGCCAGTCCACTCGGCGGCATACCGCAAGGCCTGCTCAATGGCCGCGGCTGCGGTGATAACGATGCTGTGCAGCGTGGCGTGCTGGTCGTTCTGCCGCGTCTTGCGCGCCTCGCCCGACTCGGTACCTGACACGTCCATGACCTTGGCGCCAGCCTCAAGGGCTGCGCTTTTCTGGTCGGACATGGCGGTGCGTACGGCCTCGACACCGGCGCCTTGGAACTCCAGATATCCGCACTGACCGTTTGGGCCTAGGTCCCAGGCCGCCGATGGACCGGTTACGCTCAGCTCGACGCTCTCGTCCAGGCCCGACACCCACGGCTGCGGGTGGCTGGTCTGGTGCAGGGCGGTGAAGTAGTCGGCGCTGAGCTGGTAGGACTTCAGCGCGGCCCTGGCCATCGTCAGCAGCGGGATCTCGTCCACGTCGGGCGAGTTGTCGGTCGAACCGCAGTAAATGACTGGGATGTACTCGAGCCCGCGCACCAGCTGATTACCGGTCCCGACAGTCCCGAGTGGGCGCTCATCCTCAATGAGCTCGCCTGCTTCGTTGCGCACAGCCGTGTAGCAGACTTGTCCCTGCATGAAGAACTCACGGTAAACCGTCTGGCACTCGTGGCTGTAGCGGTCCTCCGCCTTCTTGCGGAACTCGCGGAACACGGCCAGCACCAGATCCTGGCGACCGCCTTGGTCGGCGGTATCCCAGTTAATACCGTTCCGAGCAGCGTAGGTTGCAAAGTAAGGCTGGCCCTTGTCATCCACGTTGACCACCAACGGCACGCGGCCGTGGGAGATCGTCTGCCGGACGATGCGCAGGAAGAGTTGAGTCAGGCCGAAGCCGTCGGCGGTGGCGTTCTCTTCGACGCCCTTGAGCCCACTGGGCAGCTTCACCTCAGGAATGAGCCGGGAGACCAGGCCCATCATCGAGCGCAGCGAATCGCGCACCCAGTGCTCGTACTGCGCCCGCGCTGTGTAGTTCTGATAGAGATAGGCATTGCCCTGGCCATCCAGCTTTTCAGCCTCGACCATGCCGCTTGGCTTGGGCAGGTTGCGTGGACTGCCCTTGATGGCGCACTCGCCTTCCAGTGCATCGTCCATCATCCGCCACTCTTCGATGTGAGCGTCGTACTCTGGGTTGGTGGATTGAACAGGCATTACGCCAAACCTCCGATGCGGCGGGTGCCGGCGGACTGAGTCTTGATCGGGAACCGCTTGGCGATGAAATAGCCTGCGGCGTCGTTCATATGGTCGTGACCCTTCTTCGGGTCTTTGTCCGGCTCGCCCTTGTCCGTGTAGGTCTGGCGCTCCAGGCACTGGGTGAGCTGCGGGCACTGGTCAATGTTGACCTTGAGGCGGCGCTCTCCGTAGGTATTCAGGAACATGGAGTTGACCGCGTTGATGCGGTCCTTAACGCCAGGGTTCTGCGAGTCAACCACAACGGTGAAGCCGGCCTTCTTGAGCAAGGACAGATCCGATTCACTGGCATTCTTGCTGCTGGTGTTCTGTCCGCTGGCGTCTGGATACACGGAGATGCCATGCCCAGGAAATCGCGCCTTGATCTTGTCGATCATCTCCGGCGTATCGCGCACCGAGTGGAATTCGTCCAGCGCCAGCGGCAGGCCGTCCCGGACCACGTACACGACCGCGGCCATCTTCATGACGTTGAAGTCCATGCCGATGTGTAGCGCTTCGCCGGGCTGAATTCGTTCAGTGGTTCGGCACTCGGCTCGGTCGAAGGTGTAGTAGACAACGCCCGCGTAGTTTTCGAACCCGGCCTCGTATTCCTGGCGGAACGTGCGCGGGTCCATCTTGCGTCGGGCCGCGTCCAGTTCTTCGGCCGGGACATTGCCACCCTGCAGCGAGGTGTACTGCCAGCTCTTGTGGTCAGGCTCGCCACCTGGTTGACCATCCCGGTAGGTGTCATAGCAGTGGTTGAAGCCCTTGGGCGTGCCGATCCGCAGAGCATGACCGCCCTTCCGGGCCTCCCCTGTCTGCGCGATCGTGTACTGGCAGGTCGAGAGCATCGGCCGCAGCACTTCTTCCCATGCCGCCCACGGGCAGTCGGCCCACTCGTCCACCAAGACAAAGAACAGGCCGGAGCCGCGCAGGTTGTCGTAGTTGTCCAAGCCGACCACGCGCATGATGTGACCGGACTTGAGCGTGATCGAGCACTCGGTCTCGTTCGGACGGGTCGCGCGCCACGCCTCGGGGATGGCCTGCTTCAACCGGCGCCAGAACACCCGCTTGGCCTGCTTAAACGTCGGCGCGCCGTACCAGATTTCGTCCTCGACGCTCACACCCCACTCCGCAGCCAGCCGAGCCGCGCGGCGCATCTCCGCTTTGCCGAGGAAGGTCTTGCCAAACCGGCGACCGCATACCGCATCACGGAAACGCGCCTCAGGCTGGAAGCCCCAGCAGTAAATGTTCGCCTGCTTGGGCGTCAGCTTAACCGGCGGGTCATAGGTGCGGGGTAGTCGGGACATTCTCGTCTGGCTCCAGCGTGTACTCAGCAACGGCGTGCTGCTGGTCCGCCTGGGAGCCCAGGGGTTTGTCGGGTTCGATCTTGCGATTGACGTACATGTCGCCGCATTCCTTAGCGGCCTGCTCGTACAGCTGGGCCGTCAGCGCCAGGTTGCGCATGTTCTCGGCCTTCTCAGCCATGCGGCCAAGGCCACGGAGGCGGAACGCTCTGTTGGCGATCGGTATGTCTGCTGTCTCTTCGCGGAAGCGCCTGCGGGTATCCTCGAATAGGACAACCCATCGCTTGGCCAGGCCCTTCCCGGAGTACTTGGTGGGATCGTGTGTTTCCACCTGCTGGCGGGTCACAGTGATGCTGAATTCTCTCTGGACGGCCTCTACCACCTGTGAAGGCGTGTCGAAGCACGCCAGGGCCTGAACGATAAAGGCCTTCACGTCATTGCTGAGGGCTGCCATAGGCTGTCATCCGTCCAGAGCCTGTCCAGAATCACGCCGACTTGAGCAGACAGGTTCCGCAGGCCCTCGAAATGTTGATCTTGGCCACCTCGGGCGGCCGGCTTGCAGCGTCGATCAGCTGCTGTACTTCGTTGCTCGCACCATAGCGCCTCACCACACCGACGAACTCTTCGACGTCGTGCCCGCGCATCTCCAGCTTGGGCATGCCGTCCTGAGTGAACTTGGGGGCGCCGTACTGATCCGTCGCCTGGCCGATGTGATAGAGCTCATGTTCGACCAGTGCACAGAACTCCGCGTCGGTGCACTGGGCGCAGTAGTCGGCTGCCAGGGTGATGAGGAACTGTGGCTCTTCTCCGAACCACTCGCGCATCTGCTGCTCTTGGCGCGCCTTCTGCCAGCCGCCTGCACGATGCATCACTTGCTCGGCCTGGCCTAGCACCGTGCGGCCCTGCTTAGCGAAGGACTGGGATGCCCACAGCACCTGCACGTTGGCATCCAGCAGGTGCGCATGATCGGGGTTATGCAGGCTGCCGGTGTCGGCCAGTATCTCGGCGTTGATCCACTCCCACACCTCCGGCGCCGGGCGCAGGGTGAGGAAGATGTGCTCGAGCAGATCAGCGGGTGGGGTTGGTCTTGCCATGCATCCTCACCTTGATCTTGATCCCGCGCTTGATCCAGTAGCCGACTCGCTCGGGACAAGGTTGAAGCCCTGTCAGTAGCGCCATCACTCTCACCGCTGCCAGGTAGTAGCCAAGCCACCACCGCGGTGATGCGATCAGGGTCGCCTTGACTCTTGCCATGATCACCCCTCGCGCCACGAAACGGCGCATGTCGATTTTGTGGCGCGGGTCAAGGTGTCACGCGGTTGAGCGCTTCCCCTGCCCGATCTACAGCTTGGTCTGCCTTGTCTGCTGCTTGGGTGGCTGTAGTTGCGGCTTTCGACGCCTTGGCCGCCGCACTGCCCGTCTGCCTGGCCAGTTCATCCAGGCGCTGGTCGCGCTGCATGCTGGCTTCGTCATAGGCGGCGCGAATCTCGGCGACTTGCTCCAGGTAGCTGCGGGCAAGGGCCCATTGGGCGAGCTGGTAACCGCCGAATCCACCACCCACCACGAGCAGCAGAGCGATTACCCAAACCTCGATGCGACGCCACCAGCGACGAGCAATGAACTCAAGTGCGCATCTGTCCATCACGTCATACCTCCGAGCTTGGTGCGCAAGCGGGCGATTTCTTCGCTTTGCAGCGAAACACGCTCAGTGAGCTGGCCGACCTGGCTGGTCAGAGCTTCGATCTTCCCTTCCATGCGCCCAACGGTGGCGGCAAGGTCGTTGCGCTCCTTGGCGAACTGATCAGCACGGGCCTCTGCAAGCTTGCGGGCTTCGCGTTCCGAGTCGAGCAGTTCGTTCAGGCGGCGCACCGTGCCGATGTCGGCGTTGTCCATCGCGCGATCGGCCGCATCTTTCGAAAGGAACTTGCGCAGCCAAAGGAAGCCGCCCAGCAGGACGGTGCCCGTACCGCCCAGCCAGGTGGCTGTGCCTGGGCCGAGATCGGTCGGGTCCATCAATTTCTCCTGAAGGGAACGAGCTACGACGAACGTCGAGGCCGATAATTCTGTTGTGTCGTACAAGCGCGACTTGATGTCACAATTCAAAACCGATTTCCAAGCCCTCCCAAGAGCTCCGCAGTGCCCAGGTCACGAAGCCACTATGAAACGACTCTGCGCCTCTATCAGGCAGAGGCAGAGATGGCATGCATCCTTGATGTTTTTGGAGATCACTTAGCAAAGGCGCATCAGTTGCCGCCAGACCTGTACGGTATTTCGGCAGTGAATTACTACCTTATGCAGAAGCACAACTGGACCAAATCGCAGCTTGAGCAGATGAGCTCTGAAGAGAAGCGGTTTGCTCTCAGTGCCGAGATGACCGGCTACAGACTCCCGGCTGAAGCTCAATTCGATAGCTGAGGCGAGATGATGTCGCAGGACAGGCACCGAACCCTGCTGAAAAGCAAAAAAGCCCGCGCTAGGCGGGCAAGGGAGGGACTGTGAATTAGATCTGATGGCTATAGAACAGCGAGTATGACTCGATACCGTCGTTCGGCTGCTGGATGCCAGCGTTGGAATAGTGGATCGCTCGGATACCGACCTTTTGCGTTTCGCCAATCTTCAGGCCTGCACCAATACGGTCTTCGAAGTTGAAAGCCGAGCCGAACTCCTGATCACCTGCAGAGGTGCCCGAGAACACTGCGAGCCCAATCCCCGCTTCGATGAAAGGCTTGATGTTACCGCTGCCAAATTCATAAACGAACACAGGGGCGAAGGACAGCGAGTGGGCTCCACCAGAAGCGTCTCCCGCTTCCCAGTAGGTGTAGCCAGCATCCCAATAGCCGGTCAAGCGGCCGGTGCTGCTCTCAAACCAGCTCTTGTCCCAGTTGAAGCCCACAGCTGCGCGAGCGGTCAAGCCGCCCTGACTAGTTGCACCGATTGCGCCAGATAGATCAGCAGCCTGTGTACCGGTGGCCAATAGGGAGAACACCGCAGCAGCGATGATTTTTTTCATGATCACGGAATCCTGATGGTTTTTCTTAGCAAGCTATCAGAATCATAGTGCTATCAATTCGTTCCGTGCACTCTAAAAAATGAGGCATTTACCAAAGTTTGTGTTCTTCGGGACTCTTGAGGCCCTCTTCGGGCAATAAATAACCCGGCGCGAGGGCCGGGTCTTGTCTGTGTTCGCCAAAGGCGAAATTATGACGATGGCGAAATAGTGCCAAAACACTCCTCAAACTGTCAAGCGGCTATTTCTTGGTCTTCTTCACTGCGCTCGCGGAGCCTTTCCACCACCTTAGCGACTGGCTTCAGGGCCTGCTTGTCGAGTTTGTCTACCTGGGTGCAGAGCACGTCCCACACGTCTTGCCAGTCCCTTGCCCAGTTCTGAGGGTTCATCTTCTCGCCGGTACGATCCTCGACAAACATGCACACTGCTCCGGGCCCCATCGCCTCACCGCCGTGTACGAGGATCTTGTGCGACTGGAGCGCGGCCATGGCCATCCAGTAGGCTCGTTGCTTCTTGCGGTCTGTGAGCGCTTCCAGGCCGCTCCCAAGCCACACCAGCCCATGGGCGATGCTCAGGTCGTTGCCACTGGCTACGGGCGAGTACATGAAGTTGCCCAGATGGCGCAGCGACTTCGGCAGTGAATCGATCGCCTGAAGCACCAAGCCGGCGGTCAGCATGTGCGCACAGCGGTCGTTGGTGAGTCGGCGACCTGGGCGAGTCTCCTGCACGCCTTCTTTGCGGACCTCGTAGACCTTGCACACTTCCTGCCCGTCATGGTTCTCGAGCATGACCATGATCTTCACGTCACCCGATCCGCCTTTCTTGCCCAAAGCTGCCTGTTCGGCGGCAACCGCCAAGGCGGAAGCACGGTTCTCATGCAGAGCGTCATGCCAAACCTGGCGGGCGCTGATTACTTTCATGGTCGTTCCCCCTTCTTGAGTCGGTTTGCAATCGTGTTGCCGTAGATCACGCACCAGGCCGAAGTGACACAAATGGCCAGCAGCAATGCCCAGGCCGTGTCGCTGATAGTCCAGGTCATGCTGCTGCCCTCTTGAGGTCGCGTAGTTTCTGGCGGTACAGGGCCTTGATAGCCTGCAGGTCTTCGATGGTGTAGCGGCGCGGCGCCTGGTCGTACTCCAACGCTTCAACGGCAGCCAGGCCGATGCGCTGGATCAGCCCCAGGCGGTACTCGGCCACGTTGCCCGACAGGTAGCGGTTGTCGTGTTTGCTTTGTGCGTGGCAGTTGTTCTCGTCGAAGCGCAGGTGCGGGGCGGCGCCTGTGCTGCGGTAGTGCCCTGCATCGACCGCGTTGCCGTTCCAGTCCAGAGGTCGGCCGCTGGAGATGCACGCATACCCCGCCAGACGGTCCCGCTCGCGGATGTAGGCATTGAACGAGGCTTGGGCCTCCCGTAGGTGCTCCCCCTTTGTCTTGAGCTTCTCACGGCGCTCCTGGAGGTCCTGCCGCTTCTGCTTGGTGATGGCCTTGGTCGCGACCTTCTGGAGTTTCGGGTCTTTGGCCATGGCCAGGGCGCAGGCGGGGCTGCATACCTTCTGCGTCGAAAGCATGGGCTTGAAGCGCTGATCGCAGCCTGGGGCCTTGCACTTCTTCGGCTTAATCTCGGCTACGCACATGGCTCGGCCTCCGATGTGTAGATGATCCCTGCTGCAACTGCCCTGGCGACAAGTTCCGTGCGGTTGGATGCCTTCAAATGCAGGCGCGCGTCAGCCATCCTGCTAGTTACCGTGCCCGGCGAAATGCCGAGCTCGCGAGCGATCTGCTTACCACTCTTCCCTGATGCAGCAAGAACCACACACTGCACGCCACGCCTTGTCAGACCATGGCCATACAGCCCCCGCCAGCCGGGCGCTGCGAAAACACCCTCGTCTTTGTTCCGCTTGAGGTTTGCTTCCTGGCTCTTCATGCCGCCACCTCGCCCACCAAATCACCGAAGAACACACCCCTGGCCGTGAACTCGGCCAGGATGCGGTCGGTGTAGGCCACGCCCTGGGCGCGGTTGAACAGGCTGGTCACCGGGAACCCATCCGGGCCAAACAGCTTGCACTCTCCCATCATCGCCAGCTTCTCCTCGTACGGTAGGTGGCGCATGACCCGGTACCACGCCTGCTGGAACTCGGGGTCTTCGTTCAGCAGGATCTGCACGCCGATGTGCAGCTTGCAGTAGCGCCGGGCGTCGGCCGCGTCGCCGATCTGGGTCATCTCCGCGATGCGCTTGTAGAACGCAAACCACAGCGCGTTCTGGTCCAGGGTGCGGTCCTTGCCTGGGCGCAGGCTTACCACTACGAACTTCTTGTCGCGGAACATGTTGGTAAGCTTGCTGATGGCCTCGGAGAGCTTGGTAGTGCTGTTGACGCTGATCTTGTCAGCCATGGCGCGCCTCCTTACCCCGGTACGAATCCCACTCGAACGGCACCACTATCATCCCGCCCTCGCGCAAGCGGTCGACGCAGCGCTCGCCCATAGCCATAGGGAGCTGAGGTCCGTCCAAGTTGGATATGACGACCGTGGGCTTCACCTGTTCGTAGCGACCGTTGATGATCGCGAACAGGGTCGTCAGCTCGAAGTCGCTCGGCTGTTCCTTGCTAACGCCGACCTCGTCCAGCACCAGCAGGGATGGCTCGATGAGGCTAGCCAGGATGCTTGCTTCAGTCGCCTCGCTGGATCGGTCGTAGGTGGCACGGATGGCCTGTAGGATTGAGCCGACAGTGCGGTACACCGCCGAATGGGAGGTGTTACGCATCAGGTCGTTGGCCATGCCGGCGCCCAGGTGAGTCTTTCCGGTTCCAGGCTTGCCCAGCAGAACCATGCAGCGACCAGTCTCGGCGATTTGATCGAAAGTCTTCACGTAGTGCCGACAGAAGCGCAGTGCCTCGGCCTGCCCCTTGTTCTGGACGAGATAGTTCGCAAGCGACCGATCAGCAAAGCGCTTGGGGATTAGCGAATCACCCAGTTTGCGAGATAGAGCCATGCGAAGGGTAACGGACTGCTCGGCCTGGGCCTTTGCTTCACGGTGCTCGTTGGCTATCCGGGTGCACTCTGGGCAGTGGCTCCGCAGGGCTTTACCCATGAGCATGGTCACCTTCTGCTCGAAGGCTCCATGTTTCTCGCATTCAGCGGGCTGGATACGGTTACCGAGGCTGGCCTGATTGATCGGGGTAACTTTTTCAGAGCGCATAGCTACCGTCCTCTCGGCGTTTCAAGCCGGCGGTGTAGTCTTTGTCTGCGAACCCGTGATGACGGGACTTGGTAGCGCCTTTCGGCTCTTGCTCGGCGAGGCGCTTGGCGATCCATGAAGCCTTGAAGCCCTGCCACCCAGCCGACAGCGCCTCAGTCATTGCTACGTTGGCGGCGATGCCCAGGGCGGCGCATGCGACGAGTTCGGCGTTCAGGGAATCCCACACCGTCTGGGTGACGGCTGCCTTCTTCGCCTTACGCAAGGCAAGCCAATCGTTAAGCAACGGCTCGGCCAGGCCGTGGGGGTTGTCGGCAAGCAGCTTGGCCAAGCCAAATGGTTTTTTTCGCTCAGCCTTCGCGTGCTTCGGCTCGCCATTGGGGGAAGATGTAATATCTTCCGAAGGAAGATTTACATAGGGGGTTTCTTTCTTGGAATAGAGAAGGGAGTCGTCGGTTTGGGTCTGTTTCGGCTCGGATCCGATTCGGATGATTTGGGCCGAGTCAGACGATTTGGTCTGTTTCGGCTGTTCGACGAAGATCCATTCTCTGGGGTCGCAAAGACCGATGTCACCACGGGAACCACCGTCGCGGAACAGGACGCGACGACGCAGCAAGCCCGAGATCGCTTTAGAAACGGTGTCGGGGTGGATGTGGGTGGCTTTGGCAATGGCCGAAGCAGGGATACGCTGGGCGCCCTCGTTGAAGTTCAGGGTGGCCTTGGCCACGTATAGCACTACCTTCATTTCATGCGCTGAAAGGTTGATGGCCATCAGGCCATCCATTAGCTGATTGTCCATCCGGGTGAACCCCCCGGTATTGCGAAGTGGGACGATGTTTGTCATGATTCCTCTCACAAATTGCTGTAACGAAATCGCCGACCTTGCCCGTCGGCTTTTTTGTGCCTGCTAGGTCCGCTATTTGTAAGTGCGGACCCAAAGGGCACTGAATCGAAGAAGGTGATCCGCGCATGCGCGGTTTTTTGCCCATGGGCTTATCAGGGCCTGTTCAGGCCTTGCGCTGGAACGGCGTAACCGTCCCCCTCGCGTTTCGAGGTTTCGTTCGGCTGGCCAGCTCTCGATCAATCAGCTCGGCGGCTAGCGCTTCCGGGGTGATCCCCCGCTTACGCGCCTCTCGCTCAAGCAAATCCATCAAGCCCGGGTCCAGACCGAATTTTTCGGTCGGCATAGGGCCTCCTCGCGGCCTTCAGGCCACGTTCTGATCGCCGGTATTCTCCGAAGCCAAGGCAGCTAACTGCGCTTCCAGCATTTCGCGGCACAGCACTGCACGCTGGGTGCGGTGATACACGGCCATGGCCTGGATCAGATTGAATGTGTCCTCGTCGACCCGGACCTTGATCTCGCGGTCGTGCAGGTGCTTGGGATTGGCGTACATACGGGGTACTGCTCCTTGCAGGTTGAGGGTGGTTAGGCGGCGGACTTCTTCGAGGTTTGCTTGCCGTTCCGGCACAGCTCCTCGTGCATTTGGTCGATAGCAGTGCCCGCGACGTAGCTCGGATTGCCGATCTGTCCGCTACGGATTCGAAAGATTGTCGAAACGTCGCATTTGGCGCGCTCTGCGATGGCCTTGTAGGTCAGCCCCGAGCCCAGAAGTGCGTCCAGTTTTTTTGGAAGATCGGTAGCGCTCATGGCTGCCTCCTTTGTGGATATGCACATCATCATGCACTGGTGCATATCTGTCAATGATCCACTGTATTGCTCTATGCACACCCGGACGGCAGCATTGCACCTATGCATAAATCTATTGATAAAATCCTGGCTCAGCTGATGGCAGCCGGCGGCGTCTCGCAGGTAGAGCTGTCCACCAAGACCGGTGTCGGCCAGTCGACGATTTCCAGGATCCTGAAGCCCGCAGGCCCTAAGGGGATCAAGGAACCCACCGATAAACAGGTGCGGCCCCTGGCCGAATACTTTGGCGTCAGCACCGACCAGTTGCGGGGCTACGCGGCTCTGGACTCCTCCCCTGCTGCCGGGGCAGAACCAAAACCTGCGTCGTCAGCCGCCGAGCTGTTCAAGCAGATGCTGGCGTCAAAGGCGGGCATGAACCTCTCCGAGAGAGCGCGTGAGGCGATGTTGGCAGCGGCTGTAGACGCTGATCAGCCTGAATCGGGTGGTCAGTACCTCCCGGCGAACTACGCCAACCTTCGGCCCACGCAGGAAGAGATTTTGATACCTCAGTACGACGTACGCGCAGCGATGGGCCATGGCCAGGTGCCTGCCGATTACAACGAGGCAGTGCGCAATCTCGTGGTGCGCGAGGAGACGCTTCGGGAGAAAGGGGTCACGTACACTTCGGCGTCGGCCCTGGCGATGATCACAGGCTGGGGTCAGAGCATGGAGACGACCATCAACGACAAGGATTTGATCATCGTCGACCGTGGGGTCAATGAGTTTGCCGGTGAAGCGATCTACGTGGTCACCTGGCATCAGGAGCTGTATATCAAGCGGCTAATGCGTCTGGACGAGGATCATTTCCGGCTGATTTCTGACAACCCGCATTATGAGAACCAGACGGCCCGGATTGACGATGTGACGGTGCATGCCAAAGTGTTGCTTATTTGGAACGCTAGGAAGGCCTAGCCATCACTCCCGCCCGTACGCCTGAGCCAGGCCGGAAACGAGCATGACGCCCAGGCAGTGATCAGGATCTGCCAGGTTATGCAGGCTGGAGAGGTTCGGTTGGTGGGGTATGGGGATGAGGTGAAGGCGGGCAACATCCGTCGCGCCAAACCCGGCTAGGCGACACGCCGATGATGACGAATGCCTATAGTGATTGAAATGGACGCGTGACTATAATCAGAGCATGAAAGAGTTAACGCTTTATCTCGACGACCTTACCCCGGGCCAGCTGTCAATGAAACGGCTTGCGGAATACTTGCGCGCCTTAGCTGCGCTCTATGGTTGTGAGGATTCCGTTCATTTCGATCGCGTAGAAACCGGATCGGCCCAGCTCAAGTCATTCGTTGAAGAAAAGGCATTCCCACTGATCATGAATCAGGTGCGAGAGGTCTCTGGCGGGCTTGGGAAAAAATCAGCAGTAACAGCCTACAAGACCCTTGCTGGTTATATGGCAGCTGACGGCACCGGTGCATCTATTCGATCCGGCGGCGCCCAGATCTTCCAGTTCCCACGCGTCAAACCGGAGGAAACTCCACTAAGGCTTATCAAGCCCTCCAGCATCCAGGGTCGGCTTTATAGCGTTGGCGGAAAGGATGAGACAGTGCCAGTAAGGATCGAGGGCTCTGACAACGAGAGCCTTCTTTGCGAGGCTGATGTGGCTGTTGCAGAACGACTTGCGCAGCTGCTTTTCAAGCCCGTGCGTCTGCACGGGAAGGGCGAATGGGTTCGCTCCGAGGGCGGCGCATGGAAGCTCGTGAAGCTGAAAGTCAGCACCTTCGAAAAGCTGGAAGACATTGGCTTCAAGGAAGCTATAGCCCGGCTTAAGGCCGTTGGAGGGGTGGATTGGAACGACATGTCTGACGCCCATACCGGTATTTTGGAAACAAGGGGTTAGGCTTGAAGATCGTCATTGATACAAACGTCCTGGTCCAGATCATGCAGAACAAAGGAGCTAAGGAGCTTCATGATCCAGAGACGGGGCGAGTCGTAGACAATGCATTTATGCGGGCCCAAGCCCTGGTTGAGCGAATCGAGGCGATAAAAGGCGTCGTTGTGCTGCCCGCCCCGGTTTTGTCTGAGTACTTGATCGGCATTCGGCGTGACAGCTATCAGCAGCATCTCGACATCATAAGCAGCGTGAAATGTATCGAAGTCTCTCCATTTGATCAGCTGGCTGCTATTGAGTGCGCCATGCTCGTAAACAACCAGGAGATGAAGCAACTCGATCCAGACTCTACGATGGCCAAGCTAAAGTACGACCGACAGATTCTCGCGATCTCAGTGGCAGCCGGCGCCAAAGAAATATGGACGCACGACAAGCAGATCTACAAGAGGGCTGGCACGGTCGGCATTTTGGCCAGATCTCTTGCGAGCATTGAGGCCAACCCCGAGCAGCTGAATTTCCACAGCGAAATTCAGTCTCCCGTCGCCTGATACCTATAACGGTCGTGGCTCCTCAATCTGATTCTTGACCAGCCCGCTTCGGCGGGCTTTTTCATGCCTTCACGCTTTTTTCACGACCTACCCTGCACAGTGAAAGCTCATCCATCTTCCCCTTGGCCCGCATAGCAGTGCGGGCTTTTCTTTTCCTGCGTGATGGCCGATAGCCAGAGTGGTAAGATGGCACCTCATCTACTTGGAAGGGATGCCATGCGGGGCTTTGGAATTTTTGCGATGATCGTCGGATTGATTGCCGTGATCGGTGCATTGGCTATGGACGTCTCCGTTTCGACAGGGATGGGCGGCAGGGTGAACAACATCGGGCTGATTGCCCAGCAGCAAAATTACCTGATCATCGGGGCTCTCATCGCGTTAGCCGGCCTGCTCATGACGATCTTCGGTGGCAAGAAGCAGCTAAGCAGCGAACAGAGCCAGAGCCTGCCGGAAGCGGAGGACTCGAGGCCCTGCCCCTTCTGCGCCGAGCCGATCAAGCATGCAGCAATCAAGTGCAAGCACTGCGCGGCCGATGTGGAGGCCGTAGAGAGGCCTCCCCTGCTGACCGGTTGGGTTGTATCTATCGCCTGTAGGCCCGGATTGGAGTACGACAGGACCAGAGCAACGGCCTTGAGAGAGGGACTTCCTCTCGCCCAGTCCGAGGGCTCTGTAGTCGTGATCGGACCATATGCTCACCGGGCGGAAGCGAGTAGTGCGCTGAAATCACTGCAGGCCAAGCACTCGCTGTTTGGGGAAATCAAGCATAAAGCGTAATCGTGATCCCCTTGGACCAAGCCCGCACACCGCGGGCTTGTCGCTTCATTCGCAGACCGAATCCTCCACCGAGACAAACTCATCCTGTCCTTCCACACGAGGGTCGTCCTCTGATGATGCCTCCCAGGCCAAAGTGACCGAGTCGTCATCGTCATTGAAGGTCATCTCAATTCCATCGGTTTCGGCCAGCACGCCCATCACCTCCCTCCACTCGGCTTCCCCGTCGCTGTCCAAGCGATGGACAGTCACCCACCGCTGCTGCTGCGCAGTTGGATGGTTGATCATTGATGAGATCCTAAGTCCCAGCCGCTCTACCCCGTTCAACGCCTGCCGCTCCTGAATAGCCTGTTTCTTCTGCCTGGCCATAACACCTCCTTACTGTATATCCATCCAGTTAAGCGGCGAGCATAACTCACGCCTCCTGAAACGTGAACCTGGCACGTAGGTAAATTCCTCAAAATATTTATGCACTGGTGCATTGACACTATTTTTGCACTGGTGCATATTTTGTCTATGCCGAGGCGCCACACAGCCCCTCGACAGGCCCTCAAGCCGACCGCTCTTTAAAAACCAGATGAACGCCGAGCTGGCCGATGCATAGCCAGCGGACGTACTGCGCAACGGTACGCAGCGATTCGACCTCATGTCGGCGCTGGGCATAGGAGACCTCATTCGGAGGGCGTAGCTGGAGAGGCTGCGTGGTGGCGAGTAAGCGTTTGGCCTTGGGACCATGATCCCGTGTCGCGCTGGAAGCTACTGACGGGAAGGCGACCGTTGGCCTGTGCAAGAGAAGACAGCGATTTCACTGATGCAGCTTGGCGACAGGCTGCATTGGGAAATCAACCGCCCTGGAGGGCAAGACGATGGCGAAGCGGCCAACCAACCGCATCAAGTACAAGCTCTGGGATCCGAACTCCACCATGGAGTACGACGGCACTATCGACGAAGGGATCTACTACGCAGCCTGGAGCCTTTCGCTTGAAGACCGGAAAGTGCTCATCGGCAAGCTGGTAGAGCAGCAAGCAAGCGCCACGGCCAAGGCTGAAAGCGTTACGTCAGCCTGACGAAAACTGCCCGATGCCCTGCTCCCCATCGCAGGGTGCATCGGAGTGTGATCTGAGTACCGTCATCCAGCGCGAGAGCAATGGGCGGCAAACGTCATGCAGATCGCACCCCAATGCATACCGAGCGCACTGAGCTGGTCAGTGAGGTCGCCCCGCCATAGGCGGCCTGTTCTCCAGCCCTAATCCCGGCGGGTATCAGCAACGGGAAACGCTCGATGTTGCAAGCGTCGAGCAAGGCAACCGCTGCGCTAACAGCGGCTCTCAATCACCAGCCTGCAGTGAGCCACCAGCAGGCCCGATGTTCCTTTAGCGGGGTTCATCGGTGGCCACTCTGAACGCGAGTTGATCGCCGCGAATTGTGAGCGTGGGTAGCGTCTCGCCGCATGGTGAGGCGTCCCGACACCCGGTTTGCCCCGGAGAGTGGCCACCGATGCATCTCGCATCCCCTTCCCTTCACATACGACCGCATTGGCAGGCGCCAGACCACCTTTCACGGTGGGTTTGGTTACCCGCGCCTGGCGCCTGGCCAATGCGGTCCTGAGGACAACCCATGTACCAGCCACCAGAACCATCTGGCGTAGGCCGTTGCCTGCGCTGCGCAAGCTGCATCGAAGAATCCGAGCAGGTCGGCGGTATCTGCTACGACTGCCAGCCTGCCGAACCCGGTGAGCAGCCTGCTTTCCCTGTTCAGGCCAGCGACTACGGCGGCCACGGCACCTGCTTTGGCCTGACCATTCGCGACTACTTCGCGGCAAAGTCACTGCCTACTGCCTGGGCCGCATTCGACGGAGGTTACTTCGACGCTGGTGAGTGGGAAAGCATCAACCGTGGCGTAGCCGAATGCGCCTACCAGATGGCCGACGCCATGCTCGCCGCCCGGGTGAAGCCATGAGCGGCTGGATCAAGTGCAGCGACAGGCTGCCGGAACTCGACACCCCCGTATGGCTGCGCATGGCCGACGACATCATGATCGTCGGCGAGCGCTCATCAAGCACAGACGGTTGGATGTGGGCAGCCTGCTACGGCTTCTACTTCAACGCCAGCGGCGAGTGGGACGCCGTCGAAAGCGATGCCAGCGACGAGCATGAGCCAACCCACTGGCAGCCCCTCCCTTCCCCACCCACCGAGTAACCCACCACCTGGAGGCGACCATGGCCGTCACAGTTGAGACCGCCGCCGTCTTCCGTGGCGGCGGGCGCCGCTGGTTCACGCTGCGGGCCGCATGCGCAGCAGAAGCGCGAGCGCTGCTCAATAAGCACTGCGATTGCGACTACTGCGATCACGAAGGCTACGGCAGAGAGCACCTCTGCTGCCGCCTTCACCACCCTGATCGATACCCGCGAATCATGAAGCGCCTGACGAAGGGCCTTATGCGGCGCTATCGAGCATCCCAACCGTAACTGGAGGCGACCATGGGCGCACTTCGAGCAGCACAATGGCAGTACGACAACCAGTTGCCTCCGCCGGTGAGCGAAAGCGCGGCTGAGCAGGCTGAGCGCTGGATCGACGACGGTATCGCTGAACTGATGGCGCGCCGTGACGTAGTGTTCCAGCGCAACTTCCGCCAGCGCGGCGTCACCTACGAGCGCTTCGCCCAGGCGGTAGATGAGTTCGTGATGGGCCAGCTGGGCCTGAGCGGGATCAGCAACTCGGTGCTGGGCAGACTGGTTCTGGCGGCGCGCTGCAAGGTCACCAGCGATGCAGCAGCGGCAGCCGACGAGATCCTGAGCGTTGCCAACCCTGAGTCAGCGCTGGAGGAGATCGCCCGCCAGCTGCTAACCCCCTTCGCCAAAGAAGGAGTGCTGGCCCAGGCCGAGGGTGAGCTATGAGAAGCCCTCACGTCCTAATAGATCAGCAGCTGGATGCCATGGCGCATCCAGACACCCCGTGCAGCTACTCGGCAATTATCAGCCGCCAGCTTGCCCAAATGATGCGTGACCAGCGCATCACCATCGAAGAGTTCAACCACTACTGCGGGCGCCTCAACAAGATCGTTGATGGGCGCAAGGAGGCTGCATGACCACGCCAATCGTAAAGTCGCTGATCGACGAGCAGATCGAGGACGTGCAGGCCGCCCAAGTGCGCGGCACTCTACGTTTCCCGGTCGGCATGCGAGTGGCCGACCTGCCCTACCCGATCAAGGCTGACTGGCTGAAGCGCCGGCCAATCGCCCGGCCGAGGCCTTGCCCGTGACCCGGTACCAGCGCGCCCGGCGCATCGCGGCTTGGCGCGGCTCATTCTCCATGCTCTTTGCCTGCACCTTCTTCATGCTCGCCAGCGCCCTCGCTGGCTGCATTACCTCCTGACGCAAGACGCCCGAGTACGGCGGGCCCCTTCGGGGGATAACCGTGCCCGCAAGGGAGCGTAAGCCGGCAAGAGCGCGCAACCATCACCGGCAGCCAGGGCGTTCGGCCTTACATCACGGGCGTGACCTGGCATTTCCCCCTTTTCCAACTGACGGCGCCGGCCTGGCGCGAGGTGTACCAATGTCCGCACAACAGCAAGTGATCAAGATCGAAGAGATCAGCGAGGCGAACGCCCCGGCCATCTACGTGGCCGGCGGCCTGCAGCAATTCATCGACCTGGTGAAGGGCGAGATCGAAGGCGAAGTGCCTGATCTGACCACTCGGAAGGGCCGCGAGCGCATCGCCAGCCTGGCCGCCAAAGTCAGCAAGTCAAAGACCGCTGTCGAGAAGCCAGGCCGCGACTACCTGCGCCGGCTCAAGGAAATGCCGAAGGTGGTCGAGGCTGAGCTGCGCGATTTCGTGACCAAGATGGACACGCTGCGGGATCAAACGCGCCGGCCGCTCACCGAGTGGGAAGCCGCTGAGGATGCGCGGATTGATCGCCACAACGACCGTCTGAACTGGCTGAAAACACTGGCCGACGATCTGGGCGAACTGAACTCCCTGCAACTCAAAGGCCTGATTGCCGAAGCCGAAGGCATGCAGCTCGGTGCCCATTGGGAGGAATTCGAGGCTGAGGCCGCAAGCGCCAAGGACAAGGTGCTGACCACCTTGCGTGCAGCGCTGCAGAAGCGCGAGCAGGTCGAAGCTGAGCAAGCCGAACTTGAACGCCTGCGCCGGGAAGCAGAAGAGCGCGCCGAGCAAGACCGCATCCGGGCAGCGCAGGAAGCCGCAGTCGAGCTGGAGCGCCAGCGTGTGGCCCAAGAGCAGCAGGCAGCGCGAGAGGCCGCCGCCCGCCGCGAGCAGGAACTGATCGACCAGGCTGCCGCACAAGAGCGCGAAGCCGAGAACCAGCGCCTGCAACTCAAGCTGCAGGCCGAACAAGCCGAGCGCGCTCGCATTCAGGCCGAGGCCGACCGCGTTGCCACTGAGCAGCGGATGGAACAAGAGCGCCAGGCCGCCGCACGCCGGCAAGAGGAAGCCGCCGAGCAGGCGCGCCAGGAAGAACGCCGCCGGGCCGATGCAGCTGCTGCCGAGATCGTGCGCCAGCAGGAAGCCCGCGAGCGCGACAAGGCGCACCGGACCAGCATCAACCGCGCCGCCTTGGAGGCTTTCGTCTCCGGCGGCATGACCGAGGAATGCGCCAAGCAGGCAATCACCCTGATCGCCCAGCGCAAGATCCCGAACATCACCATCCAGTACTGAGGTAACCATGAGCCAAGTAGCCAGGGTCGATACCCAATCCCAGCCACCGGCCATCGCTGCCGAGTCGGAAACCATCCTGCAGATCATTCAGCAGGTGGCCATGTCCCCAACCGCTGACATCGACAAGATGGAGCGCCTGATGGTGATGCACCAGAACATCCAGGCGCTGCAGGCCAAGCAGCAGTTCGACGAGGCTTTGGCCGCGATGCAGGAAGAGCTGCCCGTCATCGGCGAGCGCGGCGGCATCAAGGACAAGAACGGTCGCATCCAGAGCACTTACGCACTCTGGGAGGACATCAACGAGATGATCAAGCCGGTGCTGGCCCGCCACGGCTTCGCCCTTTCCTTCCGTACCCCACGCAACGAGCGCGGCATCGAGGTTGAAGGCGTCCTGAGCCATCGGGCGGGGCATCGCGAGACCACTTCTCTGCTCCTGCCGGCAGACACCAGCGGAAGCAAGAACGGCGTCCAGGCCGTGGCATCGAGCGTGAGCTATGGCAAACGCTACACCGCCGGCGCCCTGCTCAACTTTACCACCACAGGCGAGGACGACGACGGCAACGGCGCCGTAGTGACGCCGCGTGTTACCTCGGTACAGGCCGCCCAGCTGGCCATGCTGCTGGAGCGCTGCAGCGAAAAGGCCAAGAAGGCATTCGCCAACATTCACGGCACCCCATCGGCGGTAGAGAAAGCCGCGTTCGACCAGGTGCTGGGCATGCTCAGCAAATCCGTCAAGCAGCACGAGTCTGCGCCTCAGGAGGCACAAGATGCAGATCATCACTGATGTTGAACAGGGCACGCCGGAATGGCTTGCCCTTCGCCTGGGGATCATCACCTGCTCCGAACTTGACTGCCTGCTGGTCGCCGGCAAGGGTGAAGCTGGCTTCGGAGTGGCTGCATTCACTTACATGGATCAGCTGATCGGCGAGCGCATCACCGAGGAAGCCGCCGAGATCCCGTTCCAGACCAAGGCCACGATTCGCGGCCACGAACTGGAGGGCGTCGCCCGTGGCCTGTATGAGGACCGCGAAAGCATCAAAACCCGCTCAGTGGGGATCATCCTCAACCACGGAATCGGCTACTCCCCTGACGCGCTGGTGGGCGACCAGGGCCTGACCGAGATCAAAACCAAGCTCCCCAAGTTTCAGGTCAGCGTCATCCTGAACGGCGAAGTGCCCAAGGAGCACATCGCCCAGTGCCAGGGCGGTCTATGGGTTTCCGAGCGCGAATGGCTGGACTTCATCAGCTACTGGCCGGGCATGCCACTCTTCGTCAAGCGCGTGTACCGCGACGAAGTGATGATCCGCAAGCTCACAGAACGGGTGAAAACCTTCTACGAAATCCTCGACGAGCGCATGAACAAGGTGCTCGGCGCGGCCGCATAACCTAAGGAATCACGATGCCTACTCTTACCGATATCGGCCGCATTGGCCGCGACGCTGAACTGCGCTACACCCCAAGCGGCGACCCAGTCTGCAATCTGGCGATCGCCTGTGAATATGGCCGCAAGGGCAATGATGGCAAGCGACCTACCCAGTGGGTAGACGCGACGCTGTGGGGCAAGCAGGCCGAGGCCATGGCCCAGTACCTGGTCAAAGGCCAACAGGTTCACTTCACCATCGACGACGCGCACGTCGAGGTTTTCACCAAGTCCGACCAGACGCAGGGGGTGAAGCTCACCGGCCGGGTGATCATCATCAAGTTCGCCGGAAGCCCGCCGCAGCAATCACAGAACAACCAGCAGTCCCAGCAGCCACGCCAGCAACAGCGATCACAGCAGCGGCCGGCCGCCCAGCAGCAGAACCAGCAGGGCGGCAATGGCCCGGACTACGAAAGCTTCGACGACGACATCCCGTTCGCCCCGCTCCACCACCTGGCAGGTGCATAGCCATGAGCGATTGCGGCGAGCATCCCAGCGTCTACTACCTTGGCCGGGAATGCCGCCGCAACGGTGGCGGCAAGATGGCCAACCCATTCGCCTTTCACACGTTCCAAGGCTCATGGTTTTTGGCCGGTTGGAACGACATGGATCTTGAGATTGAACAGAAAAATCCGAAGCGCGCTGCAAAGAACAAGGCGGCGTGAGCAGTTTAACCTACCGCCCAGCGGATTGAAGGAGTTGCCGTATGGCGATGACGCCGAAAGAGCGCGACCTGAGACGCAGAGAGAAGCAGGAGCGCCTGGGCGAGCAGGACTTGCGCATCAAGGCCACTGCAGCGCACGCCGCACAGCTTGCTGACCTGATGGCCTGGGGCGAGATGGCCGAAAGCGGCGAGGCGCTTACCCTGCTGATCTACCACGCCCACAAGCTGGGACGGGAGAAGTTCACCTTCTTCGCCGCAGGTGCACAACTTGAGATTGAAGGCGACCAGCACCTCAAGCCACAGCGCACCGAGATCAGGCTGATGGCCAGGCCAGGCACTGTCCGGCAGATCGAGGAAATGGGCGAGTGGATCAATACCGGTGACCGCAGCTTTGTCATCCGCCTGCTGATCGAGCGCGCCCATGCACTGGGGCCGATTCAGGCCCTCACGCTGCTCTCGCTGCCTCCGCGCCACGAATACGCAATCAGCGATTCCGTGGCGCGGACACTCTACGAGTGGCGCATTCAGCGGCAAATTCGAGCGAAAGACATCCCGTTGGAAGACGACCCAGACGACGCCGGCCTGTTGCTACTCGGCAACGCCTGACCCGCGCTGCCCTCCAGCGCCTTCCCCTACTCAACGATAACGCCTCCCCGGCGACGGAGTTGCAAGAGAGGTAGCTACTGAGCCACCCAAAGCCAAGACTCCTATTTACCCTGCTTTGTCCTGATCCATTCAGATTTACTGATCACTTGCGCACAGCTGACAATCTTGTCGCACAGGTCAGACAAGTCGTCGGCGCTTTCCGTTACATTCTCGTAAGCGATATCCATGGCGCTTAGCAGGTCAATCGTTGCCGTCTCTCCCGGATTTAAAAGCATCTCAACTTTTGCCCGGTACATCCTCGCTTCATTGATCGCAGCTAGCGAAAGCTCGACCCAAGCCGGGTTCTCATTTTCAAAGTATTGGTATGCGCGCCATTCAGCCATGTTGATATTTTTTGCGCCCAACCACCTCGCCCTTTTGCCATGCAGATCAGAAATCTGCAAGACAGCCGCCACGTAATTGGCGCAGCAATCTCTGAGCTCATTAATCCAAGCCTGCCTACTAGCTCGAATGGACGCAGCAGTGGCTATTTTCTCTTGGCTCCTGACAGTGCGCTTGAACGTGTAAATCGTCGCCCACGAGCCGATGGCAACCGCCAGCGCCGTGAGGAAAAATCCTCCAAGCACCTTGTAGTCAGTACCGGTATTCAGAGCAATTTCAGGAACTCTGTTCAGAGTTAGCATCACATTTTCAATCGTCACTCGACTTCCTCTCTGGTTGCATGTCAACCAGGGAACAAATACCCCACCCCACCGAATCATGCCACCCCGGCGAGGAACGCCCATGCGCGCGAAACGCAAGCAAGATCCCAGCGACTTCAAGACCCAGTACGGACTGGGCTTCAATCCCCAAGACGATGAGATCGTCGTTGACTTCTTCTGCGGTGGCGGCGGCGCCGGTACCGGCCTGGAAATGGGCTTGGGCCGTGCGGTGAATGTGGCCAAGAACCACAGCCCAGCCGCCATAAGCATGCATACCGTGAACCACCCGCACGCCCGGCACTTCGCTACCGATGTGTTCGAAGGCGACCCGGACGAGGAATGCCAGGGCCGGCCGGTTGGCTGGTTCCACATGTCGCCCGACTGCACCCACCACAGCCAGGCCGCTGGCGGGCAGCCGCGCAAGCGCGAGATTCGCAACCTCTCTTGGATTGGCCTCAAGTGGGGCGGCAAGAAGAAGCCCCGGGTGATCAGCCTCGAGAACGTGAAACAGATCCTGCAATGGGGGCCGCTGATCGCCAAGCGCGACAAGGCCACCGGCCGGGTGATGAAGCTGGACGGAAGCGTGGCCGCAGTTGGTGAGCGGGTACCGGTACAGCAGCAGTTCCTCGTGCCAGACCCGAAGCGCCGCGGCATCACCTGGCGTCGTTTCGTGCAGTTGCTCGAAGGCATGGGCTACCAGGTGGAATGGCGAATCATCAAGGCCTGTGACTTCGGAGCGCCAACCAGCCGCGAGCGGTTATTCATGATCGCCAGGTGCGATGGCCAGCCAATCGTGTGGCCAGAGCCTACACACGCCAAGAACCCAGCCAAGGGCCAACAGAAATGGCGCACCGCCGCCGACTGCATTGACTGGACCGTGCAGAGCAAGAGCATCTTCGGCCGCAAGAAGGACTTGGCCGCCGCCACCCTGCGCCGAGTCGCCAAAGGCATGAAGAAGTTTGTTCTGGACTACCCGCAGCCCTTCATCGTGCCGATCGCGAACTGGTCGGGCGAGCTGGCCCAGTCTGCCGACGAGCCGCTGCGTACCGTTACCTCATGGCCGCGGGGCGGTTCGTTCGCAATGGCCAGCCCAACCCTGGTGCAGACCGGATACGGAGAGCGTGTTGGGCAGCAGCCGCGAGTTCCTGGCCTGGACCAGCCGCTGGGCACGGTCGTAGCCGGCGGCGTGAAGCACGCGCTGTCCAGCGCCGTGATCTTGCCTGCCACCCATCAGGGTGCCGACAGGGTGAATGACCCTGGCGAGCCGCTGCCCACGGTCACAGCTGCCAACCGCGGCGAGTTGATGATGGCCAGCCCAGTGATGGTTGGGGCAGGCGGCCCAGTGTATGCCGGTCACCCGGTATCAGCTGACCAGCCAATGGGCACGCTGATGACCCGCAGCCATCGGGCGTTGGTGACAGCATTTATCGAGCAAGCCAACGGCGGCTTCAACACCACGCCAGCAAAGGGCGCGGATGAGCCGCTTACCACGGTCACCAATACTGGCAGCCAGCAGCGCCTGGTGACGGCCAACCTGGCCACTCTTCGCCGCAACTGCGTGGGCCGGGCCGTTGATGAGCCGGTGCCAACCATGACAGCGGGCGCTGAGCATCATGCACTGGTCGAGTATAAGCTGTCGCCAGAGCATGAAGAAGGCGCCCTGCGCGTCGCCGCATTCCTGATCAGCTACTACGGCACCGAGAACACCAGCGCAGCAGACGCGCCAGCGCCGACGATCACCACCAAGGACCGCCTGGGTCTGGTAACCGTATTCGTGAGGGGAACGCCCTACGTGATCGTCGACATCTGCCTGCGCATGCTGCAGCCGCACGAGTTGTACCGGGCCCAGGGCTTTCCGGCCAGCTACATCATCGACAAGGGCGCCGACGGCAAGCCGTTCACCAAGACCGAGCAGGTGCACATGTGTGGCAACAGCGTAAGCCCGCCGCCGATGGCTGCCCTGGCCCGAGCAAATGATCCATGGAGACTTTCGGAAGTTCGGACCGCTGCTGCGTGATCTTGGTCCGATTCTCCACGGCGTTTACAGAATAGGACTTCTAGAAGGGATCATCCGGCTCTTCGACTTTTTTGACAATTGGTACCGGATCAAGTCCTTTTAGGCGCAGATGCACATTGTTGATTCTTTGGATCAGAATATTGATTCGAGGAAGCTCTTTTTCAGACTTTCGGTACAGAACGCCTCCGTCGTGGTCATCCTTTTCGCTAAAGAATTTCAACCAATCATACAGCTCAACTCGCATGCTCAAACAGATGGACAGGCGCTCCGAACATAGCTCCTCGCGCTGCCAATAATTAAGCCTTTCAATCATGTCTTCGAATAGCTTACGGCTCATTTGATTGGTCAAATTATAATCAGCCCCGACCCATTCATGGGGCAGGCCGCCAACAATCATTTCAAGTTCATTCGCTAGTGAAAGCAATTGGTCCGTACGACTTACCTCAAGCTCCGATTTGGCATCTGATCGCTCTTGAGCTTCTTGGCGACGCTGGTTGTAGGGAACCCAGATAGCAATACCAATAGCTACGATGGCTCCAATCGCCTGCACCCAACCCGAGGTATCGTTAGGAAGCCAGCTTTCCTTAACAAAGTAACCAATTGACCCAACAACAACCCAAAGAAAAGCGCCGCCTACGACTATTGCCCACATAGCCCAAACAGTTGGCTCGATTAATTTATTGAAGCGCACTTTCACAGCCTCTAAGAATAGTTTCCTTCAAGAATCCAATTTAACCACCAAACCAGCGCACGCGCGATACAAGCCTGCACGAGGTATCCCCATGCCCACAGAAAACCGATCCAGCAATACAGAGATGGTCAGCGTGCCGCCATTCATTGGCCTGGAGCCGCTGGTTGGACGTTACTACCCCGCCCAGTGCCGGCGCTACGGTTGGGTTGGCAGCTCCGAGGAGTTGACCGAGGACGATGCGCAATGCACGCGCCACGTTGGCGACCGCCTATGCCTGGGCGACTGCGACGAACTTGAGCGCCATGATCTGCTGAACATCATCCAAGCCATGGCAGCCCCGCAGCCCCACCCCGAGCCTATAGCCTGGATGGTTGGTACTGCCTTCTGGTGGATCAAAGAAGAGGCAGAGAGGGACGCATCTGAGACTGGGCTGCGGATTGTTGAGCTGGGGCCGATGACCCATGACGCTGAGGTTGAGGTGCTGCGTGCTGCCTTGAAGTTCTAGGCCGACCGGGACCATTTCGCGGACGACATTCGCAGCGACTGGGAAAGTGTGAGCGGCGAACCCGCCAACGTCGTTTGGCACGAACAAGAAGCTTGGTTAGGTCAGGCGGCTCCATTACTAGGGCCGTGCTGTCGGGGAAATCTAAGCAGGATCAAAAACTGAGAATCGCAGATCCCTCTGCGAATTTGGTTCAGGCTAAAACTGCAGGTTGAGTGTTATCGCCCAGAAAGATGACCCAAGCATCGTGAGCGTTTTGATGCCACGCCACCGCGTTTTGCCAATGATCGCCGGAAGTCTCGCCGTCAGAAACTAGACGCCTGAGCTGGGAGTTAGATGCATCCATTTCGAGCAGATGCCGGTGAGCTGCGTAGCGAAAATTTTCCTTGCTAAGCATCGGATTTATGTCCTAAAGGTCTGGCCCGAAGGTTCGTGCCGATATCCCTATACATCCATTGTGACACTAAGTTAAAGCGCAAGTTGAATAAATACCCTAAGAGCACATCTGTACTCTTTCCCGCTGTGACCCCTCTCCCCTCTATTCACTGCCGCGATATGGCGGCCAAGGCGAAGCTATGTCTCAAGCAAAGGAACGCCCGATCCTGTTCAGTGCGCCGATGGTGCGCGCCATCCTGGAAGGCCGGAAGACGGTCACCCGCCGTCCTATCAAGCAACAGCCCTTCGATCTGAGCTGGTCCCGCCGTGACCACCGATTCGAATACGTGTCCGGTCACGCTGAAAATGGCGACGAGGTTGATGGCTTCTGGGCATACACCACTCGGTCTGGCGGCAAATGGGAAGCGAAGTGTCCATACGGGCAGCCAGGCGACCGCCTGTGGGTGCGCGAGACCTGGGGCGTCATCAGCTACGACTTCGATCAGCAGGGTAATGCGATCGACTGGGAGCCGGATCGCCCAGCGAAGGCTGTCCGCGAAATGCGGTTCGGTCGCGGCTATTACTCAGGGCATGTGGTCTACGCAGCGGACGGTCTCTGCGAATGGGCAGGCGATGAGGATGGCGGCGGCGATCCAAGGTCGGCCTGGAAGCCCAGCATCCACATGCCGCGCGTGGCCAGCCGCCTCCTGCTGGAGGTCACAGACGTGCGAGTCGAGCGCCTGCAGGATGGCGAGGGCGAAACCGATTTCGAAAGCCGCTACGTCGCCGAGGGCATACACCGCATTCACCACGGCGACGGTGAGCACTACTACCACCCATTCAAGAGCGAGCCAGGGCCTGGAAACTGGGCCGACCCGTTCGACGCCTGGCGGGAGCTCTGGGTATCCATCAACGGAGCCGACTCCTGGAACGCCAACCCCTGGGTCTGGGTCGTCGAGTTCAAGCAGGTGGCGGCATGACCCGCCTCGCCCTCTGCCTCCTACTGCTGGCCACCGGCGCCAGCGCCACCGAACTACCGTCAGGCGTCACATCCTTCGAGGACAAGCCCCGCGGCGTCGTCTGCTACGTCATGAACTCGCTGGGGAACAACGCCATCAGCTGCGTGAAGGTCTGGCTCCCGAAGGTGGCCGGCAACGAGCGCCAGCTCTCCCCGCACGAAACCCAACCCGAACCTACACCCGCTCTGGCGCCTGGGCGCTGGATTGATGAGAGGTATGAGCTGTGAGCGAATGGATCAAGAGCAGCGACAGGCTGCCACCCAATGAAAAAGGCGACTACCTGATCGTCTGCGATTCCGGCGAGATCGCCATCACAGAGTACCTCTGGGACGACGATGTCGGCTGGTGCTTCTGGTACGACCCGGATGCCACCCATTGGATGCCTCTCCCTTCACCGCCGAGCGCCCAGCCATGACCGCCCTGATCGCAGTGAAGACGGCAGACCTGACCGGCGAGGCGCTGGGGTGGGCGGTCGGCAGGGCTGAAGGCTTGGATCTGGAATTAGAGCCGCCGCACTACGGCGCGTCTTGGCGGGTGTTTGCGCGCCACCGCTACACCGCGACCGAGGAAGCCAAGCGCTATAACCCGTGGGAAGATTGGTCGCTGGGCGGCAACCTGATCGATAAGTACTCCGCCATGATCCGTGGTTATCCAAACCAGATGTATGAATCCCTTGCTATCGCGCGAGTCCGTATCAGCGGGGTCTTGGCCTGGCAATCTGGGCAGACACCACTTATCGCGCTGTGCCGCGTAATCGTCGCCGCCAAGGTTGGCGATATCGTGCAGGCTCCGAGGGAATTGATGGTAGGACCCCACGACCAACGACGCTGCAGTCTCGATAGATAGCTGGATCGATAGTAAGTGCAAGGGCAGCGCCTCCCCAAAAATGCGGCCGATCCTTTATACGTTCGAATCAGGCGTTTCTTCGCCTTTGTAACCCCAGCCCGCTTTTTTGGCCTTCTCCACCAGATCCATGATCAGTTCCATATTCGGCAGGCGCGCTTGACCGCGTGCAGCTTGAAGGGTGCCGTCTTTACGCTTCCAGATGAACCGATAGCCGCGCTGCTGCGATCCGTCGCTGTAGTTGTAGTGGCACCACTGAAAACACAGAGTCCAGCCACTTTCGAACTTTTTTTCCACATTTTCGATAATCGTAACGCGCGCTTGAACAGCCATAGAGACCTCAAATTCAGTTGAGTGCTTAATTGTACAATTAAGATCTTAACTGCGTGTTGGCGTGGTGTAACCCTCTTTTTATCAATGCCTGACCTTCTGATCCTACAACTCAAGCCCGCCGACATGCGCGGGCATGGAGAGCTATTGCCATGACGAATCACAAGCACACGCCCGGTCCATGGGAAGTACTGAATGAAACCGAGGTTTTCACCGGCCTCGGCGCCGACAGTGGTGATGGCGTGAAAGCGCTTCCCTCCGACGGCTGGATGATCGCCGACTGCGGTGACTGCGTGACCTTCACCGAAATCGGCCAGGCAGAGCTCAGCCGCGACTTGCGCCGGGTCAACGCCAAGCTGATCGCCGCTGCGCCGGATTTGCTGGCGGACCTGATCGACGCCGCCGCCCAGCTGCGCCAGTACGAAGTGCTGCACCGCGCCAAAGGCACCGCCGACAGCCTGGCGAAGGCTGAGGTCAATGCCACCCTGGCCGCGCGCTTCGAGAAGACCATAGCCAAGGCTACTGCCTGACCAACCTGCCGCCACCGGCGGCACGGAGACCATCCATGGCAAATGCCACAGCAGCAAAGCCATCCAGCGTCCAGCCACGGTTCATCCGGTTCGGTGATGCGCCTGGCTACCTCGGCATGTGCCGGGACGAATTCAACAAAACGGTGCGACCGTACGTGCGCGAGTTTCCCATCGGCAAACAGGGCGTGGCCTTCGACCGCCAGGAGCTTGATGAGTGGGCTGATGCCTACGTCGAGGCCAAGGCGATTGAAAAAGCCATCGGACAGGACAACAATCGGCCCCGCAGCGAGCGCCGAGGAGATGATACATGGCGCGAAAAACGATCACCGGCCTCTACGAGAAGGGCGGTGTCTGGCAAATCGACAAAGTCTACAAAGGGGAGCGAATTCGAGAGAGTACTGGAACTGGTGACCGGGAAGAGGCAGAGCAGTACCTGATCCACAAGCTTGAGCAGCTGCGTCAAAGGAAAGTATATGGCGTGCGGCAGGTACACACCTGGGAGGAGGCAGCGATGCGCTACCTTCTCGAGGTAAAAGACCAGCCATCCATCCACCTCACAGCGCTGTGCATGAAGCAGTTGCATCCCTACTTGGGCCACTTACCGCTGACGCACATCGATGATCACGCGCTGGAGCCTTTCATCAAGGACCGGCAGACGGAGAAGGTCCGGGATGACGGCACAATCGAAAAGGCCGTCAGCAATCGGACGATCAACATCGCGATCGAGCGTGCAGTTCGGGTACTTACCCTCTGCGCGCGAAAATGGCGGGATGATGATCGCAGGCCTTGGCTGGACAGCGTGCCCATGCTGAAAAAACTTGAGGAGAGGAAATCGAGCCGCAAGCCCTACCCCATGTCGTGGGAAGAGCAGTCGATCCTCTTCAACGAGTTACCAGGACACCTACAAACGATGGCCCTGTTCAAGGTAAACACGGGCTGTCGGGAGCAGGAGGTGTGCAAGTTGAGGTGGGATTGGGAGATATCGGTGCCGGAACTGGGAACCAGTGTTTTCCTGATCCCCGCTGACTTCGGCGGGAGACACGCCCGGTCGGGCGTAAAGAATGGCGACGAGCGCCTAGTGGTGCTGAACAACGTGGCCAAGTCGATCATTGAAAGGCAGCGCGGGATCAGCAAGGAGTGGGTATTCCCGTACAACGGCACTGCGATGCACCGGATGAACGACTCGGCCTGGAAGAAGGCACGGGTGAGAGCGGCGAAACTCTGGCAGGAGGAAAACCTTCGCCCCGCTCACCCTGGATATGTCTCAATCAGGATTCACGATTTGAAGCACACCTTCGGTCGACGACTGCGGGCAGCAGGCGTTACTGAGGAAGATCGGAAATCACTGCTGGGGCACAAGAACGGCAGCATCACCAGTCATTACTCCGGCGCAGAGCTGGGCAAGCTGATTGAGGCTGCGAACATGGTATCAACAACGGACTCTAGAGGCCCCGTGTTGACGATCTTGAAGAGGAAAATCGGATGA